GATAAATAGATTCAAAAGTAAAATTTGGTAAGTTTTATGTTGTATATCCACGTGGATCACTGGACATTAAATCCGCCCAATATTGAGGATTACTCTGTAGTTGTCTTTGGTATGCTCCCATTGCTGAGTCCGACTTGATGGTAATGGTTTGGGTTTGAGTTGTATTTGATTGAGTTGTCGCTTGTTCCTTTTCCTTTTTTTGAGATTCTTTAATGGCGTCAGCCGATGAAGTTGCTTTATTTAATACCTGTTGGAGACCCGACATTCCTTTTTCAATGTATGTGGTTAGATAATCTTTACCATCCTCACTCTTACCACTTATTAATTTTCCCAAATCTTTAGAGTCCATACCAAATATCGCTTCAATCCCCGAATCTGCGACACCAGCCGCTTTCATTCTTGCAACCCCTAAAAGCATATTTACATCTCTCATGATGTTTTGAACCGCATTTGCTTGTTGTTCAATAATTTGTTCAGGATTCAATACCTTGAAGTCATCTTGATATCCCTTTAGTACTTTCGCGATGTCGTCCGTCATGTCGGTCATCTTAATTATACCATTTGGTGCAATTTTTTTGAGGTCCTTAGCGGCATCACCCTTAAGTGCAATTGTCATTTCCCCGTCTTTCATTTGGGCAATGTTGGTAAGGAATCTTTTTGTGTCTTCAGGTACATCAATTCCTGACATATCATTCATTGCTTGCATTCTTTCATTACCAGCAATCGCACCTTTAGTAAGGTCGGCGAGTGATATACCCGTTGCGTCCGCCATATCCTTAGCCTTTCTAAGGTTGACACCCACAACTTCAAATCTACCTGTTTCGTTATTGAACGTAGCAAGACTTTCTGATGATTTAAGTATTGCGTCTTGTAGACCTTCAACATTGTTAGTCGCCATATACATCATTTCAAGTGGGTTATTTAATGCCCCCATAGCACCACCAACCACTTGTAGGTTAGCCGCCATTTCAAGTGCACCCTCAGGTGAGAATACTTTATCAGCAACTTGGAAGACACTATCAACACTCATTCTAAATTCTGTTGATTTTCTTACCATTTCTTCTAAACCTCGTATTCCTTTTTGGAAACCAAATTGATTTAGTTTATCTACGTTTTCTTGTAAACCTTTAATTGTTGTTTGTGATTGTAATCCAAGTTCCAAGGATTCTTTCCCCGCATCCCCAATTGCTTCGGCAGCACCAACAGCACCAATACCAACATCTTCAAATGATTTGTAAGAACCCGCAAGTTCTTTCATTGTCATTCCAAACGCAGTTGCTATTTGAGCCGCCTTAATCTGCGATTCGGTTGATATGAATGCAAACTTACCTGAATTATCAACCATCTCTTTCGTATGTTCAACAATATCAGAAACACCAAGACCCATTCCTTGTAATGCTGGAATTGTCTCATTTAATGAATCCCTAAAATCTCTTGAAAAATCACCAGTCAAACCCATTTCTGCGTTCATCTGACGTAACATATATACTTGTTCTTTGGCGTATGTTTCAGTTTGATTACCGGCCACACCTTGTAGTCCCGAAAAGAACTTTTCTATGGGGTTACCCCCTTCACTTTTTGCTTTAGTATATAACTCAGCAAATTTCTCGATTGATGTGTTACTATTAACAGATGCGTATTGGTCAGTATCCGCAGATGCTTTGATTGCTTTAGCAATCATACCATCATCAGTATCATTGGTAGTTTTATCAGCTGAAGTCGCCGCAGCAGCTGAGAAACCAAGAATTGCATTCTTCAACTGTTCAGGTGTGTGGTTTGGATTATTTCCTATCCATTCATCCGTTTGTCTTTTTACTTTACCCTTATCGTAACCCATATTGATAAATATTAAGACTGTGGGTTTTTGAGCTCTAAGATTTTTTCAATGTAGTACTTTCGTTCAAAAACCGGCATATCAAGAATATCTGCGTGTGTAAAACCGTTTTGAACTAAGAATGTGATCTCCGTAAGCCTATTACTCCTATAATCCGTAGAAAGGACGAAAAAACTCCACCCCGAAGTTTACGTTGAACGTAACTTCTTCTCCTGATGGGGCGTAAATTGTTCGGGACAAATCCACCCCAGGTTTATTATCTCTTACGTATCGTCTAAATTGTTGTGAATCTGCAATTGGCATTGTTTCAATAAAATTCCTAATATTCATAGGATCTTTATTTCCTTTTACCGATTTAATCATCTTCTCTAATCTCTTTGTGACGATTGGTGCGGTACCAAGACCATTCCAACTATTGGTGATTTCATTTAATTCTTTCTCATCATTAGGTGTTAAGAAATTAAATGTAACATCAACCTTACTTTTTTCTAAGAAATATGGGTATTGTCCGTTCTCATCTTCAACTAAGTTGAATTCTTTGTATGTTAGTTCTGATAAATCAATTACCGTTTCAAATTCTTCTTCTGTTTTTGGATCGATTAATCTCATTCCAATCTCAGGTCCGAATGCGGTATTACGTAGAAAGATAAGAATTGCTTGTCTATCTTCTTCAACCATATCTCCAATTGCAACTTCTTTAGTAAGAACTTTTCTTTTAAGTAGTTCATTAATTACCTCTCCACTTGCAATTAAGTTTGGTGAAGACAGGATATTTTCATCTGCCGCAGTTAAATAAGCAACTTTGACGGATTTTGTTCGATTAGGGTACATAATACCCCGACTCGGTAACTCAACAACATCATAACTGATGTTTGGGTCTATGACATATTCACGTTTATCTTCCATATTATTTAATAGTAACGAATAAATACACTAAAGTAAAGTTTAAACAAAAAAAAAGGGACCATAGTTGGTCCCCTTAATATATTTGACAGATTATTTTATTAGTAAACTTGGATACATCTATCCATTCTCAATGTACAATCAATTGTTGCAAGTGCATCATTGTTGTAATCTAATTCACCAAAGTTCAAATCTTGCATGAACGTACCTTGAAGAATCCATTTCTCAACCACAACACCAGTTGGGTCTAACATTTCTAATTCAATATCTTTTTTATACCCTGCAGCGTAACCCATTCTACCTGTTACAGATTCTGCGTGTAATCTAAACCATTCCATTAACGCTTGTGACGCTGATGGTCCGATTGGATCTTTAAATTTAACTCTTAGGGTATCCCACGTAAATCTACCAGCAACATAAGTTGAGGTATTTAAAAATGGTATTTCCACCGAGTTTATTTTAGCACTCGGTCTTGCCGCCGACGTTACATACCATTCATTGATTCCCAATGATGATGGAAATCTAACGATAAATCGGTTAACTCTTTTCGGTTCGTAGGGAACCGGCATTTTCATTAATAAATCTGCCATGTCTTTATATTTGTTTTCTTTTAGTTATTCTTTATTATAAATATCTCTGTTAGTGAAATATTTTAAAATTTATTATCAATTAAGTTGACTTTGTCAATTTTATTACGTATTTTTTATTTACCCAGTAATACTGGTAGCAAACTTTAAAAGATTTATAAGTTAATTATATAATATATATAATTATTATTTAAATATCAATTATTACTTGCATTACACTGGCATTATACTGGGTGTCATCTCAATTTTTACTTAGAGGGGGAAATACTACAACGTATCTCCCCTTCTTTTTTTTTATTATATATTCTCAAATGATGCTCCTGTTGGAGTTATTAAGAATTCAACATCTATAAATTCAAGTGCTCTTGTTGGTTTGATATAAATCTTACCTCTAAGTGTGTTAGCATCAATATCTTCTGGATCATTTGATACAACCACACGGAATTCATAAAGTCCTCTTTCTTTTTTAATCGACTCCAAAATAGGATTAACCAATCTTAAGAACTCATTTCTTACTTGTTCGTCATTTTGTTCAAATAACAATCTAACCGCAACTGCTGAAATTAATTTTCTTGCTCTTAACAATAATCTTCTTACGTTGATTCTATCAAGTGCGGATTCTCTAACCTGTAGAGTTTTGTTACCCCAAATAATAGTACCTGTGTCTGAGAATGTTGCAATTGGATTAATTCTTGCTTTATATAAGTCATCTCTATTCTCTAAAGTAAGTTTTTTCTTCGCTTTAATCGCGTTTACTAAACCTCTTGAGTAACCCGCTACTGCGAACCATGGGTAAGATACATTATCTGTTAGTGCAATATTCTTTAGAACCTCACCTGTTGGTGGTAAGTATATCTGTGTTGCATTATCAGTGTCACGTACTTGAATCCAAGGCCAGTAAGTGGCTGAATAGTTAGTGTCCATTTCTACAGTGTCCAATTGATCAATAATTTCATCAACCGTATCTGTGTTAGGTGGGTTCATAATATAAAGTGAATCCGCTCTATCACCTTCAATCATCTCTATTGTGTTGTTAACCAATGAACTGTGGTTCAAAAAGTCAATACCTGGTGTTGCAAATATGTTAATATCAACCGACTCAGGATTAGAGAATGTTTCAATTGCTTGTAAGTAAGCGTAGTAATCAGAATTTCCAATATCAGTACTGAATACACCACTATTGTTCGTGTCACCACTTACATATGTATTTTTACCGTAGATGTAACCATCACTATTAGTTCTCGTACCTCTGTAGATATCCCAACCATCAAATCCACCACCCATTGCTAATGTGAATTTTCTATATTGTTTAGTTTCCAATAAACCTTTATTAGTACCTTCTAAATCATATGATGTAGTTTTGTACGTAGTATCTCCCGTAATGGTCGATGCGTTTGTTGATAAGTGAAAACCGTAAGTTACTTTAGAGGTTGCGTTACCTTTATATTCTAAGATATCACTATCGAAACCAATCTGTGACGATATACCAAGAGAAACTTTTCTTATTTTATCTCCGTTCGAGATTTTACTCTCACCGTTAGCGGTATAACCTGTTACGGTACCCGCTACATTGTAATCTGTTTTATAAAGTATACTACCTTGAATTGTATTACCTTGAGAATGAGAAGTATATCCCTTGAATCCCGCTGGTACTGCATCTACAGGTGGGTTTACCGATAAGTTTAACATTACGAATTTAGACCTCAATTCATATTCACCATCTGAAGTTCCAATTTTTCTCGCAACATAACCTGGTAATTCAGGATTCATAGTACATCTTGTGAATTTCTCAAGTACATTTAAATTATCGTCTTTATCGTTGAAGTCTCTAATTACAATATCAAAGTCCCCTGTTTCAAGGTCAATGTTTTGGAATGTAATTTTAACTTGTGTGTTAGCCGCGTTACCATCAGAAATACTAATGAAGTTAAATAAATCATTAACTGTTCCACCTCGTACTTCAGATACAACAACTGGTGATGCCGGTGTTTCCCACTGACCCACAAAACTATTACCTTCTGTTGTGTATGTTAATGGTGATATCTTTAAACCTCTTACTAACCCTTTTTCATTTAGAGTTTTTAATGTTTTAGAATAAACCTCATGTACATAAACAGGAATGTCTTTTTTATCTTTTCCAAATACCGTAGTACCTAAAACTTTAGTCACATATTTCTTAGATGATTGATCTAAACTCAATGTAAATGTTTTTGCACCACTCGTTAAACCTGTCACATCTAATGTGAACTCACCTAATGGGTTACTTGAAATTTCTGAACCTGACGCCAATATGTTTGCAGATGTAGTAACTTCTAAATTAAGTGTCTGTCCAGCATATGAACCTCTTGATCTTAAACATGCCACTACTTGACCACCATATTCGTTTTCAACCGCAGCATATTCATACTGTGTAATTTTCCATCCATCACTTACTATGTCATAGAGAAAAAGATACCCATAAACACCATCGATAACACCTAAACTTTCTTTAAAGAATACGTTATACCAATTAGTGGTTGAGTTACTTCCAATAGGACCCGTAACTTGATCCGCAGTTAATAATCCTGCAGTGTCCGAAGATTCAACATGTCCAATAGTGAACCACTTAGTGGAACCAGTAGAAACCGTAATACTTTCAATAAACTCCTGTACTGTTGAACCGTCAGTTGCTGTCTTACCAGTAAGATCTGAAATAAATGAAGATGTTTGAATGATGTTAGTTGCTCCTGTAAGTGTTTCAGATGTACTATTAGTTAAGTCATCAGTATCTACTGTTATACCCCCTAATGTTTTTATCGATACAGATTGACCTGGTTTGTACCCTGTTAATCCTAATACTCTCGTTACGAAAAGTTGATTTGATTCTTGTAAATACGACTTCGCAACATACCCTAACTCATATTTTGGATTTCCATCCGAATATTTAGTCGGAGAAGTTGGTCCGAAATATGTTTTGAATTCGTCAAAATTTCTTATTAGTATTGGTTCGAACGCTGGACCTTGTATGGTCTCTCCCGCTAATCCCAATGTAGTTACCCCCACACTTTGAGCTACGAACGTTAAATCTTTCTCCGATGTATAAACACCTGGAGAAACGAATACTCTGTTTGAATTTGCCATTGATTACTTTAGTTAAATATTTTTATTGTTTATTATAAATATCCTGAATTTTAGTAAAGAGACCGACAGTTTTCTATTTGGGTATATTTAAGGATCCTTTTTTATCTATATTTATCTTTATGGGGAATAAAAACAGTAAAAACCTTAAAATAGGGGAAGAACATCATAATAAGTTAAAAAAATATTGTGATGTTAACGGATTTAAAATGTACAAAGTTGTTGAAAAGTGGATAGATCAACATTGTAAGGTTAAAAAAGACGACCTTTACGGGGAGTAATTAGTGGAGATAAGTTACACCTACAATAGTACCAACACGTGGTGTACCTAATAAGGTTAGAGTAGTTCTACCTGAAATTTCAAATGCTTCACCTTCTAATTGTGTCAAACCATTTAGGTCAAAACTAACCACACTATCAATCGTATTTGTTGTTGTGAACGTCAAAGACTCTCCCGTATATTCAAAATCTTCCGTAGAGACTTGTCTTGGGTTACCTGAACTATCAATAAAAACATTTGATTTACCTTTATAATATTTTATTGTAATTATAGATCCCTCACCTGGTGGAGAAGCAAAAGATATTTTTGAGGTATATCCAACGTGGAAAAAATCATCATCTCTTGTCTGAACAATACCGTTAATCTCAACAGTAAAAAGAATACCAATTGTTTCACCCACACTAAACACAGTATTGGTCCCGTCCGCAGTAAACTTAGCGATCGTGATCTCAATATTTTTAGTCATAAATTTCTTTTCGTAGTTATTTGATTTTATGAATTCATTCATAAGGAAAAGTCGACTAACTGCGGGTTTAATTTCAAACTCTTCATCATCGATTAAGAAACCGAGTAATGTGAATTTATAATTTTGTAAATAAAACCTACGTGATTCAATATCAACAGGTGTGTTGTCTTCAACAGTGTCTAATACAATTGGAACGTAGTGTCCTTTAACTGTAGTATATGATTGTCGAGAAGAAAACTTTTGTAAAACAATTTGATTAAATTTATTTAGATCTCTAAAACGAGTACATAATATTGTTACTTCATATGATATATCAACCGCAACGGGTTGTGGTATTCTATATATGTCAGCACCCATCTGAGTACCATTCCATGTTGGTACAGATGCGTAATGAAATTGTTGTCTATCGGGTATTGTTCTTTGTAAACTTGGGTTAGTACCTGGTTGTACATCGGGTTTTCTTATTACACTAATAAATGGTATTTTTATATTACCATCTAAATCCGAAATGTCCCACGTATTTGTGAATTCACCCCATCTTTGTAATGTGAGTATTTTTGGAATAATAGGTATTTCATCACCGTCAGAAACAACTTTAAAATTATTCTTAACAAAATCCAACATACCCAAATCTAAATCATCGTGTAAAACAGAATCTGGCAAATACGAATCCCCTTGGGTTATCTTATCTAAAAGTTCCTGTCTTCTATCAACCAATTCATTTCCTTGGTAAATACTAATGTCGTTTTTCTTTTTTGGGGTTGCCATTATACTCCTCTAAATTCTACTTCTTGTGCCGGAACACATGTTATGGTTCTATAATATGGTTTAAAACCGAACATATTATGTTTACTGTCGGATGTTACCTTCCCATCGTTACTTACCGTATAATACCTTACTTTTTCTTCTGTTTCAGGATAACCAATAAAATCACCGTACTTTAAATCAATACCTAAATCATTTAAATGTTTTAAATAAACCGATAACGTTAAATTACCAGGTTCATTGTATCGAACCAAACCAGTTTTATATGTACTGTTCTTTGGTTGTTCTATTTTAACTAACGCATTAAACTCCACAGGTGGGTAAAATTTTATTTGATCTTTACCAACTTCGGCATATACAGCATCAGTATCGGTACTATCATGATCAACACGATAGAGAACTAACTTCATATTGAGGTCACCATGAAGGTATTCCTCACCTATTTGTATGTTCAGGTCAAAATCTTCAGTTGAGAAGAATTTACTCAGTCTTGTAATTGGAACCTTTTTACTCATACACATAAATAGTTTAAAATGTCATTTGATTTCGTTATATTTAATATATTATATGGAAAGACAGATACCTGAAATAGAAGCGAGGGAAATTGTGACGGGATACACGGGTTACAATAACCAAATATTATCGTGGAAGAGAAAATTTGAAACAAGTAAAAATCATACACTTACTCGACCACAATCCGATTACGTACTCAAACATTGGGAAACAGTACCTAAAATTGCACGCAAATATGTTGAGATTTCTGAACACTTTGGAAAGAAAGTAATGGAAGATAGATTACTACCTGAACCAGTGCGTCACATTTGGGTAGAAAAACTCTTATGTGAGAGTGACAAAGCATTTAACATATGGGGTAACATCAATGTAGATTTACCACACATGTCTATGTGGGTACCAAAGGCGGCTATTATACAGGAAGAAAAGACGTTGGATAGGGAAGTTGATTACTCACCATATGATCACCGACCACCAATGGAACACCAAAAAACGGCAATTGAGAAACTACTTGCTAATAGTCATTTTATTTTGGCAGACGATATGGGTCTTGGTAAAACAACAAGTACCGTCATTGCTTCAATGGAAAGTGATGTAAAAAAAGTACTAATTGTTTGTCCCGCATCTTTAAAAATTAATTGGAAGAGAGAGATTGAATTTTACAGTGAGGATGAGGTTTTAATTGTTGAAGGTAGAAAATGGGGAACACAGTATAAGTACTATATTATAAATTACGACATTTTAAAGAATTTCCACACTACAGAAAATAACGTAGAAAGTGAGGGTTACCAAACAATCGTGAATGAAGGTTTTGATTTAGCAATTGTCGATGAGGCTCATTACATTTCAAACTCAACAGCACAAAGAACTAAATTGTTAAACGATATTTTAACTAAAATACCTAAAGTTTGGTTACTTACAGGAACACCAATGACATCAAGACCGATTAATTTCTATAATCTTCTTAAAATTGTTAAATCACCCTTAACAATAAATTGGAAAACGTACGTAATAAGATACTGTAAAGGGTATCAATTTAGGGTAGGGGGTAGAAAGATATGGAATACAAGTGGTGCAAGTAATCTAAATGAACTTAGAGACCAAACGAAAGCGGTGGTTCTACGAAGATTAAAGACAGACGTTCTTGATTTACCAGAAAAAATTATCTCACCAGTGTGGTTAGAGATGAAGAGTTCATTCTACGATGATGAATTAACGGAGTTTTTAAAGATTACAGAGGAACAAAAAACAAAAGAGAGTATAACGGTAACCCTTAATCGTTTAATGAGGTTACGTCAGTTAATTGCAATTGATAAGGTGGAACATACCTGTGAGTTAATTGATAATGTATTGGAGCAGGACCGTAAAGTGATTGTTTTCACTAATTTTACAGTTTCATTAGACATGTTAAGGGAGAAGTACAAAAAGAAATGTGTTGTCCTTGATGGTAGAATGTCAAAGGATGGTAGACAACAAGCGGTTGATAGATTTCAGAATGACCCTAAGGTAAAGATTTTCATTGGAAACATTAAAGCGGCGGGTGTGGGTATTACACTTACGGCTGCTGATGTTGTCATTATGAATGATTTGTCGTTTGTGCCCGCAGACCACTCACAAGCCGAAGACAGAGCATACCGTTTTGGTCAAAAAAATAGTGTATTGGTTTATTACCCTGTGTTTGAAAACACAATAGAAATGACAATTTACAATATTCTACAAAAGAAGAAGAATGTTATTGATCAAGTTATGGGTGATGGGGAATACTCTGAAACGTTTGGTTCAGAATTAATCAAATCGATTGGTAAAAAATAGAAGAGAAGAATCAAAAATAAAATACACGTTATCTGTATGTACCGTCTCTATTAATTCCATATCTATTTTAAAGACTATTATATCACCTTTATATGTAAATGATATATAATCTATGTCCCTATATTGAGATATTGATGTGGTAACCTTTATTTTGTAATTACCGTCCGACAAAGTTGACCACCCACCACACGATTTTACTTGATTGGTTTCCTCCCTATCTTTAAATTTTATTACACCGTCAATACCTTTAAAGTCTTGAGAACTTCCACCTATTAATATGTCATCATCAATATACCCAACAGAATCAGTCCAAATCAATTTGTGATTAGATTCAATTAATTTCTGAGATTTATTTCCTGCACTAACACAACTTGTTTTAATATCGTCTAAAGAGTCTTTTATTTTTCCATCTTCAAAAATCTCGAATCTATGGTTATATAAATGTTCAGCAAATTCATTTATTGTATCAATCACAGTGTCCCCAATAAAACCTCCGTCAGAATCTCTCTCATATGGTAACTCGTAACCGTACAATTCTTTTAGTTTCTTCTCTAAATATTTATGTTGTGTGTAACTTGTGTTTGTGTAGTTTATTCCACTCCTATGGTCGTATTTGTCATTTTCGGGGTTATAATCATAAACACCCACTTCAGATGTACTCCCATCTGATTCAATAATTTGACCGTATCGTGGTAATCCCCGATCTTCCCAAATAATTCTAACAATACCCATTATCTTCCAACTTAGTTTCTTTCTTAATGGACTTACACTGTTAATGTATCTCCATATATCTAACTTAGATTTGTGTTTATTTCTGATTTTTTGTAATTGTTCTTCTGATACCATAATTAAATGTGTGATTATTCCAAATATAAACTATTTATATTAATAAATCAAGTAAGATATGCCAAGCACAATTATAACACCAACAAACAAAGAGAAGTTATACTCACAGGTTTTTCATCTTTTAGGTATGCCGATTCGTTCTATCGAGTTGACGGAAGAACAGATGGATACATTCCTTGAGTTAGCACTTGACGAATATGAACAATATGTAAGTGATTGGTTAATCGAATCACAGTGGTCATCATTAGCTGGGTTAAATGTTGATACACAATCCTTAACAAGAGCGTTCACTACGAGATCGGTTGACTATGAAACACAATATTCACACGCATATTCTAAAATTGTAGGTCTTCAAACAGGTGGTGAGTCGGAGTTGAAGTTAGATAAAATAGAATTGGTTGCTAACCAACAAATGTATGAAATTGCTGCGGGAAGAGAAATAAACGAACTTCTTTGGTTTACAAGAGCAGAATTAACTGATTCAATCGTGGATCCATTTTTAGGTGGATTTGGTGGTCTTGGTGGTGTAGGTTCTGGTGGTGTTGGTGGATTTGCACAAATGGGAACCTCAGGTTCTTACTTTATGATGCCGGCTTATGATTTATTGGCAAGAATGCAAGATAGGGGTTTAAAAAACCGTTTAATTGGTGGTGAACTTACGTATCGTGTTACTGCGGGTCCTGAAGGAAAAAAACACGTCCATCTTTATAATACACCAGGTGGTAGGTTTGATTTTGGTTCTGTGCAGAAACATAACTATTATGTGTGGTATTGGTATTATGATACCCACGATCGTGATGACTGTTTAGCAAAAAACAAAGATATTATAAAGTTACCTTCTGATATTGAAACAGAAGAACTTACATGGGAGACACTTAACAGACCAGCACAGAATTGGGTACGTAAGTATCTAATAGCATATTCTAAAGAAGGGTTAGGAAGAGTATATTCTAAATTTTCAGGAGACTTAAGAGTTCCCGATAGTGAAGTTAAATTAGATTATAACTCACTTTTAACTGAAGGTAAGGACGAGAAAACAAAACTTGTTGAAGAACTAACACAACGATTGGAAAGATTACGTCCTGACAAAATGTTAGAAAGAAAAGGTAATGAAGCGGAAAACTTAAATAAATCACTTAAGTATAGACCATTCCAATCTCCATTCCTTGGAATCTAAAAAATAAGGGGGTATTATTTCAACCCCCATAATTCTATTCCTCTATTTCAAAATCTAATAGACTTCTATTGTGTTTAACCCAATGTTGGTCAATATGTTTAAGACTATCATCTAAGTATAGAAAGAATGGATCCCTCTTTATCTTATTCCAAAAAATCACTTCAGTTTCAGATAATGTCATTACATCGTCGAAGTTGTCTTGACCACCCTCTTTCATAGGGTTACCCGAATCTAACTTACACTGTGTGGGTGTAAAGTATTGTCTTTTCTCAGGATTATCTACCATTATATCGTTACGTATCTCAGGACTAAAGACAACCATAAGTGGTTCTATTCTTTTGTTAAATGTATTTACGTATCGAGCGATGTTATATTCACCTTTCATTTCAGGATTGTCAGACATTTCTTTTTCGGTAATCATGTAACAATTTATTTTTACTTCATCAGTCTTTGGTTTTTTTGATACATCCCCGTGAGATTTGGCAGTACCATTATTAACATAGAATATTGTTTCACCAAGACCCGCATTATAACCATTGGCCATGATTAACTCCATGTGTGCTTTTCGAGACATTAAAGACCCACTTTTGGTTCTTTTCTGTATGTGTTTTTTATAATCATCTATTGATTGTTTAACTCTCGATTTATTAGCAATCTTCGCTAATGGTATTTCTTGGTTGTATATGACTTCAATGTAACTGTAGTAATACTCAATAAATTCATGTCCTTTACCATCAAGTAATAACCTTAAACCCTTATCAAGAAAATCAACAATATAACCTGAAAGATTTTTTGATTTAATTGTGTTACCTGTTAATTTAACACCACCATTTGGTTTCTTTAAAACATAGTTTTTCCTTGCAAGATTAATGGTTGCGGGACAAACATAATCAATATCAAGACCCATCTCACCTCTCATAAAGATATCGTTAAATTCCGCAGTGTCCGCTTCAAGACCCTCATATTCTTTATCCTTGACAACAAGACCATTTAACCCCTTACCTATGTACTTACGACTTTCCATGTCTTTAGGTGCAGAAAAGTTAACACCATCCGTATCCATTACAAGTGGTTTATACCCAATACCTTGGAAATACATGATCATCATTCTAAGACTTTGTCTTCCGACACATGTGATAGTTTCACCCATATCCATATCACCCCATGGGAATACGTGAGGTGCTGACAATGAACCAAAGTATGCATTAATGAAAATCTTAATTGGTAGTTGTTTTCTGTTGTATTTTTCTGATAGTTCAGGATCTGTCTTATAATGTTCAGCCGCCAATAATTTGTAATTTATACGAACATCTCGGAAGTACTTTAACATCGACTTCTGAACACCCATTACATCACAATCGGGAAACACATCATACACTAACTGTATTGATGGATATAGTGAAGAGTAATCAAACTTAACTACGTTAGTTTCATAACCAACGTTTAGTAATCTTGACAAACCACCCGTTATTGGTCTACGTTCATCTTTTTTAGGTACTGCTAAATCATGTTTATATGACCACGCTAACATTATTAACTTCCATAGTGTTGCTGTTCCCATGGTAGAGACTCTTTCATAAGTTGCGGGTACAACCTTAGATAGTAAAAATGTTGATTGACTAAATGAATCGTCAACAACCATAGTCTCATATAAATCATCTTCAAGGTACTGTTCCACTATTTTTCTACCTGTCCAAACCTCATAAACATTTGGAAATCTTTCTAATAGGTTTTCAGTGCCAGGTGACCCAATCTTTTTATACTTACCTGTTTCAGGATTCATATAAAAACTTTCATTATCAATATAGATGTTTGATATCTGTGATCCCTCAACATATACACGATTCTTCTTTTCGGCTCCAAGATATTTTGTGATATACTTTAACCCCCACGATTTAATGTCCGAGTTAATTGCTTGAGATCGACGAACAGAATGTGCAATATCGAGAATGTTCATTCCCCAAATAATGTGTTGTGTGTAGTATTCAACCTCATTGGCTAATTTTAACATTCCTTCACGTTCTTTAATTCCCTGAGCATGAAATATCTGAGTATGTTCTTTAGGGTTAATACCTAATTTCTCACACCTCTTTAAAATAAAAGGAAAATCAAAGAATGATGAGTTATATCCGGCAATGGTTGTTGGTTTTAATTCCCTCAAGTGTTTAAAGAACTCTATGATACACCTCGCCTCACCATCTTCACCGAAAGCATCAATAATCTGAACAAAATCTCGATTATCCTTCATCCCAATAAGAATTATCTTATCTACCTCAGGATCAAGACCCGTTGTTTCAATATCAAACACTAAACGATGAACGTCGTCATAATCTTCTAATCCCTTAAAGAGTCTTTTTTCTTTTTGAATGAGAAATTGTTCTTTTGGGTTTAACAGAATAAAGTGGTTTCTTACATCTTCATCCCACGGATTAATACCACCTTGTCTGAAAAAATCCAACAAAGGTCCATAACCTTTGGTACTTTTCACGATGTAATTATAACCCTCCATAAGTCGTTGGTGACCTTTATCCTCTAACTTTTCGATCTTAATACCATATTCAATCATCTTTTTACGTTGTCGAGCTTTGTCTCTTCCGTAAAAATTTAAACTACTAATGTCATTAACCCAAAGAAATGGGGTTAGAGTATCCTTACGAATAATCTTACCTTTTTCAGGATCTTGGATAATTTTGTAAATTGTGTTTGTTTTGTACTCGTACTCTATACCTACGATATACTTTTCGGGATCGGAACCATTGAGAAATTCCTCGATTACCTCCTGTGAGATTATCTCTTTAATCATTGTTATATGTGTTTTTAATTAGTTGACACATTATCTTACACCATCATTGGATGATGTAGTTAGTCTTGCTACAAATATAACAATAAAATACTAAATAATCAATTCCCGAAGGACTAATTATATGATATTAATAAATAATTTTTCTTTGATTGGAACAATTAATTTTTCGGTAGGTGCAAGATTTGTATCAAGAAATTGTATTGTTACAATTCCTTCGTACTTACCCTCTTCCGATGTTTGGTCCGCAGTGAATCTATACGTAATGTAGTATTCGTCGGTGGTTTGGTCATACTTTTTGGTGCGTGTTGTAAGATTACATATCCCACCCAAAATAACAGGAACTTCAGTCTCTACCTCAAACATATCAAATGTAATATCCGAGTTCTCTAAAAGATCGTTAAATGAAGATTTATCGTTTCGTCCATCATCAACTAACCTCATCTTTAGTATTGGATCTGTTGACCCTTTTCTTATAAAAAATTCCATATTAATAAATATTCAATCTATTTTTTTATTCACTATTTTATACAGAGGGTGGATACGACGTAGAATTAACCAAACCTAATTGCCAATAAGTTTTACCATCTATTACCATGTTTATGGATTGTGACGATCCCTCTACGATATGTATTGAATTTCCACCACCATATGGTATTATTCCGTTCATAGTCCCATCCCAAGATCTAATATTCATTAGACTCTCAATTCTGTCTATTCTATTACATAACGTACGGATAGGTTTTTCATTATCACCATCGTTAATTAATATCCCACCATATAAAAGACCAACAATTAACCACTGATTAATATTTTCGTCGTATGTTAAAACCGCCGAACCCGAGTCTCCCCCACTTGATGGGTAAAAACACGTGTCGCCGGTAGGTGTTGTGGATCCACTTGCCATTAGACTGAAAGTGTCGTTCATCTTGGTCGTCACGTCTACCCCTTGTTTTTTATAGTTTATATTTATTGATGATGCAAATTGATCTCTAAATAATTTAACCACTCCTTCACCTTTACCACCGGTGGTTCTTCCCGCACTAAAATATTCTCTACCATCTTCTGATAAATATTGATCCAATTCTGGTGTTGTTGCAAATCTTGGAGCTACATTCATTGTGTTTATGTTGTGTTGTCTCCATGAAACATTGGGATCTATCATTCCTTCATTAATTATTGCAATTGCACAATCAATATAGTTTGTGGGGGAACTTAATGGTTGGTATCTTATGACTTGACCCACTGTAAAACCTAAATTAGACTTACCTGGTTCGTTAGGTTGAATCACGGGGTCGTTATGTACGTTGGTTTGTACACCCGATAAATTTCTCTCTGAAGTAATCCACGCATCATTAACAAGTACATGATTATTACTAACCCCAACCAAATGATTTGTTTCATTATCTACCGCAATAAAACCTAATGTACCAACATAATTACTTAATTTACTAAAATTAGTTACAGATACACCACCCATTATAGGTCTATGTTCATCTCTATTAGTTGGGTCGGTTGTTTGCCAAGTATAAAAAGACGCGTCACACATTCCATATCCTTGAGGTCTTACAATACCTTCAACCACATCAGTTTTTAAAATTTCACCCTCATGAGTAATATTAGAAGGAATTCTTTCGTCTACAGGTATATCATTTAAATCTTTCTTTTTAGATACGGTATAAACTAATGATTTTTCATTAGTTAATTTACCATTCACGGTTTTAAAACCGTATCCCACAGAAACAACGTCTTCAGATGTTGATTCATTTATGGATAATGTTAATTGTTGTAGTTGTTCGTTATTCATATCTTATTAAGGTGTATGTACATATATGGTGTTATTCGCTGGTGTTGGGTTAGGAGTTGCATTTGGTGTACTTGTTGGACTTGGTGTTGGAGTTGGACACGTTCCACTCACATTAATCACACCACGCATATGTGCGTGATTCACACACTGATACTGATATTGTGTAATTCCCACATCACATGGTACTTCCCATGTCAGTGTGTATGGATTTCCCGCATTCCACGTACTCACCACATTAGGGAGTGGTGCTTCATGTTGACCCTGATCATTAATGTTGGTTATTTTTATTGGGTGTGTTTCAAGATTAGGGGCACTTCCCGTAACGTTTATTGTAACTGTAGATCCACGATCAACATTGATACAACCAAATAAACCACCATTTCCATCTAAATCACTTGTTATGTATTTGAAGGTTGTGGTATTACTGTTACTATCGTACTCAGATTCTACGTTTATATTGAGAGGTGCTGCTGATATACAACTTATAGGTGCAACTGTTGCCGTTGGATTAGGAGTTGAGTTTGGTGTACTTGTGGGTGTTGGATCTGGTGCTGGTGTGGCGTTAGGTGTAGGGTTAGGAGTTGCATTTGGTGTTGCAGTTGGATATGCTGTTGGATCAGGTTCTGGTGTACTTGTTGGACTCGGTGGTGCAACTGTACTTGTTGGTGTAGGATTAGGAGTTGCGTTTGGTGTACTTGTTGGACTCGGTGGTGCAACTGTACTTGTTGGTGTTGGTGTTGGTGATGTACATGAGAATCCCGAAACTGTTATATAACCATCATTATCCACATCTATCCATTTCCAATTTGCAACATCGGACATGTCTGGATAATATTTTAAAAATTTTCTACCAAAAGGTTCTAAAGGAAACCCACCAGCATAAAATCTATCACCTGTTTGTGGGTTGTTAGGATCACCATCAGTTTGTCTTGTGGTCCCGTTAGTACTTGTGGCTCCATAAGTACATAAATGATCTCGAACTTCACTGTACGTTGCACCACCAGTCCATGGATTCACACCACCATCATTATTGATATAGATGGTTAAACCTATATCTTGTAAGTTCGTAGTACTCGTTGGTGTCGGATTAGGTTGAACAGTACTTGTCGGTATAGGTGTTGGTATTTCAGTACTCGTTGGCACTGGTGTAGGTTGAATAGTTGCCGTAGGATTAGGAGTTGCGTTTGGTGTCGATGTTGGTAATGGATCCGAAATTGCGTTACCCGAGATGGTTAATATTATTATTTCTCCTTCTGTTATAAGATCAGAACCAACAGAACCTATTTGTATTGATAAATCCCAACTATCAGTTACAGAATTGTATGTTGTAAAGAATCCGTTAGTGTTTTGGGTAGAATTACCTTGGTTATTACTTATAGGTGAACCGTTTATTGCATAAGTTAACTCCCCATCATTACCATTAAACGTATATCCATTATTAGCAACAACATTAGTAGTTACTGTTTCAAAACCATCATGATTATATCCCGTTATAGTGTGGTTATGTGTATTTCCAAACGATTGTGGGATGCTTAAGTCTTTTAATGAATAAGTACTATTTCCCCCATCCAATTGAAATCTAATAGTAAAGTCTACAGGTAACGGTGTTGGTGTCGGTGTAGGTGTTGTAACAGGGGTTAATGATGAATCAGTAATCGTCATCATCCTGATTACTCTATGTTGACCGGGATTCGATGGACTACCGTCTTTAACAATAATATGGTAAACCTCGTCGCCTTCTGTTAAACTATCCGCTACTATTGATATAGGTATTGAATCAGAAATCGCTAATGTTTCATTATATACAGGTATTGTTCCTGAGCCCGAAGGAAGTACTCCTCCTACAAAATCAGCAGCCGATGCTGGCGTCCATGGGTAACCGATACCAACACCAACATACCAGAAATATTCTGTTCCTGCAGGTACATGTTCGGTCTTCAATATATGATTAAATGTTATACCTTCATCATGTGTTGATGCAACTATTTCCCAATCCTGAAGTTCTGATGTATCATTAATAGTTACGGTCTTTTGTAAACCACCAGTTGGATTACCGTTACTATCTTGAGCATCTAATGTTAGTGTTATTGTTTCAGTACCTTCTGTTTGAGAATCCTCATTTATAGGTATTTCTAAAATTACGAACCCATTATTATTTACTGTAAAGAACATATCAGTAGGTTTAGTATAATCCATAGCCTCAATCATACCGCCAAATTCTTGTGCTGGTGTGGCTGTTCCACTTAATGTAAATCCAACTGTTGCTCCTGAAGTTCCATTAGTCCATCGTAATTCAAAGAAAGCACTTTGACCTTCGTCTCTACTAAGATATGCAGTGTATAGTTCATATTCTACTGTTGGTACAGGAGTTGGTTGTGGTGTTGCATTTGGTGTACTTGTAGGATTAGGAGTTGCGTTTGGTGTACTTGTAGGATTAGGAGTTGCGTTTGGTGTTGGTTGTGGTATATGATATCCCTCTAAGATGGAAATTCTATCATTAAACGATTGTGAAACAATTAAATATGAAGAAGTAAAAGAATTAAATTCATCTCTAATTGATCCACTCTCAATTTCTAATTTATCTAACCTACCCTTAATAGTGGTTATATCATTAACAGTATCTGATAAACTTCCTGTAAAGGTTTCTATACTTGTTAACCTTTCACCATGTAACCACCTCTGTAGTTCATGGTCTTCAAGAATATTATTGGCAGAAGAAGTATAAGAATTAAATTCGGATCTAATTGATCCACTCTCCACCTCTATTGAATCTAATCTATCGTTTGTATTAAGGACATATGTTCCAAATGCGTTGTCATTTTCTGTGTCAACACTATTAATTAAATCAACTATTTCTTTAAATGAATCTTTGTCCGCATCAGAAGATAATAAAATTGCATCAATCCTACCCTTCTCAGTTTCGATTTGAGTAAGAAGTGATCCCGTCGCAATTTCTAAACCATCTAAAGCATCTAATCGTATGTTTTGTTGAGTATTAACTGTGTTATTTGATGAACTATAGGTGTTAAAATATTCACGTAACTCAAGTAACTCTTGGTCAGTTGCATAATAATCATTTAATGAACCTGTAAATATTTCTATAGAGTCTAAACGACCATCTGCTGATGATGTAAAGGTGTTTAACGATGAAACGTTACCTATCAGAGTATCGACCGAGGATGTAATTGACGAACTTGCATATTGAGGTGTCAACACAGAATTGATTTGGTCTTTTATTGCATCTAATGTGGTTCCAAAGGTGGTTCCATTTATTACTATTGGTATAATACCACTCCCACTTGGGGTTAAACTTGAACTTAATTCTGATATTTTTCTAAATGCCATTGTATTGTTATTAAAAAATTATAATGTCGTTATTTTCCGTTTCCATTATGTCGGAACCTACTCCGTCAATTATTAGACTTTCATCATTGTATGGTAATATTGTTTCCTCACACTTTTCTTGACACTCAATAATGTCGTACATTGGTTTGGTTGACACAATATAGTGGTGTCTAACCTGTAATGCGTTTAGAGGTTCCTCAATATATTTGATTCTTTTTAAATTAAAACTCGTTACACCTTGGTGTACTCCACCTGAACCTGTGGTTCCACCACCCCATGATTGGATAAATGGTTGAAAACCTCTTTTAGATGGTATGACTTCTTCCCAATTATCAATTTTATAGATAGGTCGACCATTTAGGTATATTTTTAATACACCCAATCTTGCATATCTTTCATCATTCCAATCTTTGTTTAACTCTTCAATGTATTGGTAATTTTCTGTTGCTCCTGAAAGGGTTACCTCTCTTGGGTTAGTTATTGTAGATCCTGTTATCAAATCATTCCACCCACCAGAATTTTCAATTTCACATTCGGTGTGTCTTAAGTGACGATCAAATACGATTGTTATGTTAAAATCCTTAGAGGTACCATTTTCACAAAGAATTGGGGTTACTCCCGAATCAAGATAAAAAGTTTCTTTATATGATTCGTTAACACAACTACCCGAATATCTATATGCATTCCATTTAATTTTTCCATCAGAAGTAAAACCAAAGGAAAGGTTATTGTCGGCATATAAAGATTGTGTGTACTCATCCCTTACACCAAAAAAATAAAAGACACTACCAACAGACCACGGTAACTCTTTTCTGTTAAAAACAAAATCAAGTGTCCACCCTTTTTCAGGTCGTCTTTTAATTATGTAATCACATAAATCAGTACCACCATGTTTGTTAATTTCATACGCCCACGGCCTCACATCTAAGGTACTGTCGATAGGACAACAGTCACCCGCGAGTTTACTACTGCATTCAATTAAATTAGTTGTAAAACCTGTAATATCTAATGGCATTTTTACTTTTCTATATAAATAGTAAAAACATTAGTTATATTCAGATAAAGAATTAAAATTATACTGTTGGTTGAGTATTCTTATATGGGTGGTTAGAAGGTAATATAGTTGTAAGTCCCCATTTGTGTGCAAGATATCCTTCCGCTTTTATAACCTCGTCAATATTTGTACCACCTGTGCCAGGTGTTCCCGCTATATGGAAATACTCTGCCATTCTACCGTCTAATTTTACTCCTGACCTATTTCTCATCATACGTATATCGGTACAATTAGTGCTCATTGAATTACTATAAGAATCAGTAGATGTCCTAACTGTACCATTTAATCTACCAAATATTTGGTTACCTGATTTGTTGAATACAATTGACACAATTGTCCATTGAGATTGATTAATGTTTTGTGTAAAGTTATTTTTAGCGATACCATTAACAATACTATTAGAACCATCATAATCAATTTCACCCTCCCAAACATTATTGGCATTACTACAACTTACTGCGTATGTTCTACCACCGTCAGCACTCCAAAAAGAATTTTTTGTTGATGATGTTGTGTGCCATTGATATACACCTATTGCCCAATGATTACCACCACTTGAATATGGACCACTGTTCGAACTGATTAAACTTTCACTTCCGCTAAAATCCCACACATTTTTATTATTTAATCCGTTAGTAACTCTTGTTGGGGTTCCATCTACACTCATGTTAAAATTACCCGCTTTATCAGTTACTGAAGTAAGGTTTGATCCAGACAGTGTGTAACTTGATGTGTCTGATGCATCAAACCAAGCGTCGGGTGTTGGGACCCATAACGCTACAGTTACCGTTGGTGTTGGTTGTGGTGTTGAATTTGGTGTACTTGTAGGTTGAGGTGTTGGGCTCGGTGCACTACTTTCCGTAGGTGTTGCCGTTGATGTAGGTGCTGGTGTAGGTTGAACAGTACTTGTAGGTTCTGGTGTCGGTTGAACAGTACTCGTTGGTACTGGTGTTGGTATTTCAGTGCTCGTTGGGTTTGGAGTTGGTGTTGGTGCCTCAGTACTCGTTGGTACTGGTGTTGGTTGAACAGTACTTGTAGGTACTGGTGTAGGTTGAACAGTACTTGTTGGTACTGGTGTTGCTGTTGGTTGAACAGTACTTGTAGGTTCTGGTGTCGGTTGAACAGTACTTGTTGGGTTTGGAGTTAAGGTTGGTGGTATGGTGCTCGTAGGATTAGGGGTGGGTTGATTAGTACTCGTTGGGTTAGGAGTTGGGGTTGGTGCTTCAGTACTTGTCGGTATAGGTGTTGGTATTTCAGTGCTCGTAGGGTTTGGAGTTGGGGTTGGTGCTTCAGTACTCGTTGGGTTAGGAGTTGGTTCTAAAGTAGGTACTGGTGTTGGTTGAATGGTACTCGTAGGTACTGGTGTTGCCGTTGGTTCTACAGTACTTGTCGGTATAGGTGTTGGTATTTCAGTACTTGTTGGATTCGGGGTAGGTTCTACCGTAGGATTCGGGGTAGGTTGATTAGTACTCGTAGGTACTGGTGTTGGTTGAATGGTACTCGTAGGTACTGGTGTTGCCGTTGGTTCTACAGTATTTGTTGGTACTGGTGTAGGTTGATTAGTACTCGTTGGGTTAGGAGTTGGGGTTGGTGCTTCAGTACTCGTTGGTACCGGTGTTGGTTGGTTAGTACTTGTGGGGTTTGGAGTGGGGGTTGGTGCTTCAGTACTCGTTGGGTTAGGTGTTGATGTTGGACCCTCAGTACTCGTTGGGTTAGGTGTCGGTTCTAAAGTAGGGATTGGTGTTGATGTACCTGTTGGGTTAGGGGTACTACTTAATGTTGGTAAAGGAGTCTCCGTAGAAGTTGCACTTGGTAATGGTGTGCTTGTCTCCGTTGGTGTTGGGGTTTCTGTATTTGTAGGTTCTGGTGTTGGTGATGATGTTGGTACCGGAGTATCAGAATATTCACATATTACAAAGTAATGTATTTCATTAGTAATTCCTGTGTATGTAAAAAGATCATTATTTAAAATAAAATTTTCATAATCATGTATAATATTACCCTCAGAGTCTAAAATATTAAAATGATTAGTAAATTCATCATAGTTGAACGATACTGTTAACCCTGAATAAATGTAATTAACATCATTAATTCTGTTATCAAACTCACAAAGTTTAATATTTTCTATTGTAGGATCGTCATTGGTTAAATCGTTTAATATGGGCGTGTCAAATACTATTGAATTAGTAAAATCCAACAATTTGGGGTCGTAGTCGTTATCAAACCCCGCAATTTCATAGTCATAAGTCTCTGAACTATCGAGTTGTATGTCCACACTTATACCTAAATTCCTTAAAATATCTTGACTATTCATATTCTTATAAATATCTTTCAAAACATTTGATATTTATAATAAAAGTATATTCTATGAATAATTTTATAAAAGGGGTAATTGAAGAGAAATTTACTTCAAAAAAACAACAACGTTTCTTTTATGCAAAGGCGAACGACGAGAGTCTAAGTAAAAAAGAAAGAGACAAGTGGAAGAAAATGGCCGACGCAATGTCGGACGACACTAACTTTAAAAAAATACCTGAAGTTGCAGAAGATGAAGAGGGTGATGTTGAGGAAATTGTTAATGCTAAAGGAAATATTCAAAGAGGTGGTAAAGCAACTGATGCAAATACAAAAGGTATAACATCAAGAAAAACCTCTAATCAAACGGCAAAGGGATATGCTGGTCAAATGGGAACACATGGTGTTCATGGAACTCACACATCGTTAAGGTATTGGGCAGAGTCAGATATGAGTAAGTCTCTTGGTTATGACGACACATTAGGTGATGACGATAATTTTAAGGAAGCATACGAACATTTTACGAAGGAGTTAAAACTCACCCACGAAGATGCGATGATAAGACTTGAAAAAATGGGATATGATCAAAAATTACCTGAAGATAAGGTTAGATTAGTTGAAAACCCGAAGAAGTTCATGAAGGACTACATGGAAACCGTCTTAACAAAGAAAAATAGTGATGATGAAATTTTAACTAATGAAAAAAAAGACATTAACCCAATCATTAAGAGACAGTTAAGTTCTTTGAAAACGACACTCAGTAAACATAAACTTACAATTGACGACATAAAAGAATATCTAAGTTAGAATGAGTAACAGTAAACTACAAAATAGAATTTTTAAATTACCCGATAACGTATTCAATTACATTCACGGTGTGATAACGTCGTTGAAGGACAAATCTGTTGTGGGTGTTCAAAGAGCGAAAGGTTTAATTAAAACCAGAAATGTTAGTTACAGTCAGTTAAAATCAATTATATATGATTTAAAGAAACCCGAACTAAAAGATAGTATCCAATTTAAACTTATGGGTGGTGATCTAATGTTACAATGGGGAGAAACACATTTAAATGGTGAAAGAACTTTAATTAAGAATAATAAGAATTCTCAAAAGAGAGCAAATGAAATTGGTCAACTCAACGATATTAGACAAAATAGTTTTTTAAAGAAACACACAAAAAAGACAAGTAGTCGTGTTCCTACTAATATGTTGAAATCTAATTCTGATAAAACTTCTGTCTCTCCAATATCATCACTTGGTATCTTTGAAGAGGTAGAAAGAATAAAAGGTTTATTATAATGGCAAGTCAAATACAATCAATATCTGATAAATTTAGGGAAGACGCATTGGCGAGGAATGAGTATAAAAGTCTTAAATCCTATAACACAACACATCCCAACGCACTATCTGATGGTGACGAATTGGGGAAAGGTGATAATAATGGAAAAATAGGTAGTAGTATTGATATCCAAAGTAGATTAGATGTTTTAGGTAGAAACACATATACCGAAGCGAATGGATACGGTACATCTCACGAAAACGCGCTGTCTGATGGTGACGAATTAGGTCGAGGTGAAAACAACGGTAAAATCGGTACAAAATCAGACAATATCCAAAGACAAGAAAACGTTAAAAGAAACTCTTATAATGTTGATAATGGTTATAGTGTTGGTCATCCCAACGCACTATCAGATGGTGATGAATTAGGTAAGGGTGAGAATAGTGGTAAAATCGGTGGATTAAGTGATATTAACACCCGAACAGATAATACAGGTAGAAACACATATACCGAAGCGAATGGATATGGTACTTCTCATGAAAACGCACTGTCTGATGGTGATGAATTAGGTAAAGGAGAAAATAACGGAAATGTTGGTGGTTTAACAGACATTAATACTCGAACAGACTTAACCAATAGAAACACATATAATGATTCAAACGGATATAGTTTGGTACATCAAAACGCATTGTCGGATGGTGATGAATTAGGTAAAGGTGAGAATATAGGAAATGTGGGTGGTTTAACAGATATCAACACCCGAACAGATAACACAGGAAGAAACGTTTATAACGAAAGTAATGGATATGATTCCACACATCAAAACGCATTGTCTGACGGTGATGAGTTAGGTAAAGGTGAGAATAACGGTAAAATAGGTAGTTTAACGGATATCAACACTCGAGTTGACGGTGTTAACAGAAATTTCTTTTCTGAAACTAAAACATACCCCGATTTTTAATGAAATTATTTAAAGACATATACAAATTCTTACTTGGGGAACAAGTCGCAACAAACAAGGATGGTGTACCCAAATATTTGAGTAACTCTTCGTCGAGACCGGGTTCAATTGCAAATGCAGTTAAAAAGAGACATCCCGTTTCCTTTTTCTATAATGGACCAAGAAAAACAGTTCAAGCAGGAAAAAGAGTTAAGGCGGAATTAGTCGCTCTTGGTTTATCAAAAAAAGGAAACATGGTTGTAAGAGCATGGGTTGACCAACCATCAAAATCTAAAACAGGTTTCCAAAAAGGTAATTGGAGAACCTTCATAGTTGGACGAATGAATCAAGTAGAAATATACGATGAAGAGACCTTCGACCAAAAAAGAGAAGGTTACAAAGAAGGTGATGATAAATCAATGTCTGTGACTTACGTTACTTCAGATTGGTCATCAACACCTGAACCACAAACTCAAGAACCCGTACAAAGAGAACCACAAACTCAGGAACCTGAAGTGGAACCAATACAAAGAGAACCACAAACTCAAGAACCTGATGTGGAACCAATACAAGGGGAACCTGAAGTGGAACCAACACAACAAAGAACATCTACGGATCTACCAGAACCAGAACCTAATAACACACCAAGTATTGAACCTCCAATTGTTGACGATAATGATGACGATGAGGATCAAGAAGATAATAATTACGATAATTTGAATGAAAGTATTAATAGAATTAAGGAATTACTTTATAATTCAAAATAATATATTTATATTCTATATAAAATAGAACACATGGCAGAACCAGCAAGAATTAATGAGAATGACTTAATGAGAAAATTGGTCGGTGCAAAAAAAGTAATGAATAAAGTTGATGGTAATAGTTTCACGACAGGTAATATTGATCCAAAGAGTTACTTATCATCACCTGAAGACCTCATGAAAGACACTACACCACAACAAACGAACTCATCTCAAACGAGCGAACCTCGTACAAATTCAACACCCGTTAACGCTGACAAAATCAGAAACTCTAAACTACCAAAGGCAATACAAGAAGCGATGATAAATAACCCAATACCACAAGCGGATGCAATTAGTTTAGATTCGACGTTAAACATGTCATTTCTCGATGGTGCAAAGAAACTAATGGAAAAAGAAGGTTTAACTAAATCAACCCAACTTGCACAACCACAACAACCAACAATTCAAAATCAAATTACCCCATCAACACAGAATGGTGATATTGCTTCAATCATAAGAGAAACAATCAAAGACACTTTAGAAGAAATTGTAGATAGAAAATTAGACCTACTTTTAAACGCATCTAAAACAGCGTCAATCAACGAGAATCTCGTACTAAAAGTCGGAGATTCCATCTTCAAAGGTAAAATCACAGGAGTAAATAAAACCAAGTAAAGGATTGATTTCCTAAGTTTTTTTCTTTATCTTTTGATATATAACTATTAATATATGTCAAAGATTAGGATATTAGCTATCCCCTCAGATAATCACGGGGTTGGTAAATTTAGAATGTTGGATCCATTTACGTACATTGGAGATAAGTTTTCATCAGACGTGCACGTGGATATTGTTTTCAACGTACCTAACGAGGACAATTACTTTTCAAACTACGATATTGTCGTATTTCACTCATTTATACATAAAACAAGTCACGAAGAAAACGTGAAAAGAATTAAGTGGTTAAAGTCAAACGGAATCAAAGTTATTGCAGATACTGATGATTTTTGGAAAACAGACCATAGACACCCCAACCACGAAACTTTCAAGAAAAATCAATTAGCTCGTAAGAGATCTGAACTATTGAGACTTGCTGATTATATAACAACAACAACACCCGTTTATAGAGATACTATAAAAAAATTATTAGGTGTGGATAATGTTATGGTATTCCCCAACGCAGTTAACGAAGAAGAAAAACAATTCCAACCAAAACCACTTGAATCTGATATGGTTCGTTTTGGATGGTTAGGTGGTTCATCACACGAACATGATTTATCATTAATGGGTGATGGAATCTCGAGAGTTCATAGGGAATTTAAGGGTAAGGCACAATTTGTTCTATGTGGGTTTGATTTGAGAGGAACAATGAGAGAGTTAAATCGACACACTGGTGAGACTACTGAACGACCAATACGTCCTGACGAAACTGCATGGTCAAGATATGAGAGTTTATTTACAGGTAATGACACTTCGTTGTCACCCGAATATAACGCATACCTTAAAACCTACACTAAGGGATCTTTTGATGGTGAATTAGACCAACCATATGTGAGAAGATGGACAATGGATATAAACAAGTACGCAAATAACTACAATTACTTTGATGTTTCACTTGCACCCCTTGTTAAATCAGACTTTAATGTTAATAAATCACAATTAAAGGTTATTGAAGCGGGATTTCATAAGAAAGCAATCATTGCAACCGAAGAAAATCCGTATCTTATAGATCTAATCTCGTCAATCGAGAAAGGTGGTGGAATTAACCCAAAAGGTAATTCTCTATTAGTGTCATCAAATAAAAATCACAAACAATGGCATCAACAGATGAAAAGGTTAATCAACAACCCTAACATGGTTACAGATTTAGGTGAAAAATTATACGAAACAGTGAAAGACAAATATTCCCTCTCCACTGTTTCTAAAAATAGAGTGGAATTTTTTAAATCAATTATTAATTAAAAACAGATAAATTATGTATTATTTAGCAACAGTAGGTTACGAAATGGAACAATTAGACCGTGAAGGTAACCCAAGAATTACAAAGGTTAAGTACGTCGTGGAAGCAGACTCAATAGAAGAAGCGACTATCGTATTAACAAAGTATCGTTCCGAAGATACGAGATCAAGTCAGAGTGTGTCAATTGCAAAGATGCCGATTGAATGTATTCTAACTTCAGAACTTACACCACAATACTATAAAGGATAAATTATGATATCTAAAGAACAGATTGAAAAAAACAAATCGAAACTTATTGAGACTTCTGAAAAGTATGGTGTTTTAAGTACACCACTTTTAGAGTTTTTAGGTGAAGATTTATTCGTAGCACCCGCATCTACTTCGTTAGATATGTATGGTGCATATCCAGGTGGTTTATTGGAACACATTTTTGTGGCATCCAAATACGCAGTTAAAGTCAACAGTATATTACCTGAGTCATTACAACAAGACATTTCAAGTCTTCTTAAGTGTACCATTCTTTCACAAATTGGCAAGGTATTTTTATTCAAACCAAATGAGAGTGAGTGGCACAGAAATAAACTCGGTAAAATGTATGAGTTTTCTGATGATTTAGTATCGATGAAAGTCGGTGAAAGATCAGCATATTACTGTTCAAAATACGGAGTGTCTTTAAGTGAAGAGGAATATCAAACAATTGTAAACTCAGACAAAGGAGATGGTGATTTACAATCAAAATATCATTCCACACCATTAGCTCAAATTGTTAAACAAGGGTTTGAGTTGGCAATATTTGAACAAAAAAATGGATAAGAAAAGTTTAGAGGAATACCTCAAAAAATTAGAAGGGTTTGAAAAAACACTGAGTCATGATGAAGATAATGTAGACGACGCATACATTAATGAAATTGCGAAAGTACTATCTGACTTATCAATGGACTCATTATCACACGATGAAGAAATCGGTAAACAATTTAAAAATAGTGATTTTACACTCCCAAATAAGGACACCGTTACTTTTAATCCCGAGGATGAATTCATGCACGCAACATTAAAGTGTAAGATTAAATTAACACACCCCGATGCTGTTGTACCACAGTATAGTAAAACAGGTGATGCTGGTCTTGATTTACAAGCAACCACAGTAGTTATTGACAAAGAAAAAAATCAAATTACATATGGTACAGGAGTGTCGTTAGAGATACCGATAGGTTTCGTAGGATTAGTTTATCCCCGTTCTTCAATACGTAAAACAAAATTATCCCTAACAAATTCTGTCGGGGTTATTGATAGTGGGTATAGAGGTGAAATAATGGCAACCTTTAACTATTCAAATTCTGAATCTGATGAAACATATTCAGTAGGTGATAGAATTTGTCAATTAATGATAGTACCCTACCCCAAGATTGATTTCATTTTAAGTGACGACCTATCAGAAACTGAGAGAGGTGATGGTGGTTTTGGGTCAACAGGAAAATAAAGAATAAGATTAATTAAAATTATTAATGACGAAAAGAAATACAACAGTTAAGAAATCACACAAAGCTCGGATTAGAGAAATATTTAAAAAACCCCGTGAAAAATTTCTTAATAACTCCCAAAAGGATTACTGGGATGTTCTCGGTAATAATGAAATAACTCTTTGTTTTGGACCCGCAGGTGTGGGTAAATCGTTTATTGCAATGAAAAGGGCGGTTGACTTACTATGGCAAGAAGATAATAAGTATGAAAAAATTCTTATTGTTAGACCAGCTGTTGAAGCTGAAGAAAAGTTAGGTTCGTTACCTGGTGGACTTGAAGAAAAACTTGATCCATATATTTTTCCATCGTATTACCTTTTAAATAAAATTATAGGTAAGGAACAACGAGAGAAATTAAAAGATGAGGGTTATATTGAGGTTGCGGCACTTGCATATATGAGAGGTTGGAACGTAGATAACACTATACTTGTTTTTGAGGAAGCACAAAACGCATCACCAGCACAAATTAAATTACTTCTGACTCGTATCGGGTATAATTCAAAATTCTTCCTTTCGGGGGATTTAGACCAATCTGATAAATTTAGAGATAAAACTAAGAGTGGTTTATACGATGCAAAAAAGAGATTAACAGATTTGAATAATGTCGGTGTGTTCGAGTTCTCAAATAAAGATATCGTAAGGAATCCTATTATTGGTAAAATCCTGAAGAGGTACGAATAATAGACTTTACTTATAACATCAATATTATTATATTTAGTATATGGAAATTTACATTAGTATAGACGGAGTCTTACGTAACACAATTGCAAAGTTTGATTATCATTATAAAGATCATTATTTAGATTCTGATCCTGAGGATTTACCTGAGGATGAAAAGGGTTATAAATATGATATTATTGAACCTATAAGGAATAATCATTTAATGGAGAGTTATAAATTCCAATCTAAAGATGAATTTGAAAACTTTACGTTTATTGACTACGCGGTTGAAATATTTGGTCATGCAACTCCTTCATACGCTAAAACGTTCTTTGATTTAAATAATTTCATTTATACCAATAAAGAACATAACATAACAATCGTGGGATTGGATGAATTAGGTAAATCAAAAGCATCTACTTTGTTCTTTCTATCGAGAAACGGATTTATGGGAAATAACATAAAATTCACTATGTCATCTGAGATATCGAATTTATGGAAAAAGTGTGACGTATGGATAACAGATAACCATTCAGTGGTTGAACAATGTCCTAAGTCAAAAAAGGTTGTTAAGTTCAATACTGAGTACAATCAACACTTTACAAATTCCTTAGAAATACATAACTTAACAGAAATAGATAATAAATGGTTGAAATCTTCGGAGAATATTATTATATCGACTTGGACAAAGTTACTCAGACGAGTGAGTTAGAGGTTGAGACTGTCGAACCCAAAGAGGGGGAAGAGGATTCAATACCAAGATATGATCAAACAATAAATGTTTTTAAGTACGACATCGTAAAACAATGTATAGATACTTTATTAACTGAAGGTGGTGGAGGTGATGATATGATGGGTTTACTCGCATCGGATATATCAATACCATTTAAAATTGCATTTAACACCCTAATAAACTACGGAATTTTAGTAAAAAACGAAAATGAGTAATCAAATACAAGAAAATATTGAAAAATTAGAAAGTGCTTTCAATAGATTGGAAAATAACCAATACAAAATTTACTTTCTTACTTACGACACAAAGAATAATGCAAGAGCGGCGGTTAAGTACATTTACGATACTGTACTAACCTTGAGAGAGGAAGGTCTTGATGCACATATCTTAGTCGAAGACAAGGCTTACATTGGTGTTGAATCGTGGATGGGAGATAAATATAAAGATCTACCGATTGTTACAATAAAGGAAGATCAAATTGAAATGGGTATTGACGATGTAATTGTTGTACCTGAATATTATTCCAATGTTTTAGAACAGTTGAAAGATGTAAAATGTACTAAAGTGATGTTAGTTCAACAGACTGAGTATATTTTTGAAACTTTACAGGTTGGTAGTAGATGGAGTGACTATGGTTTTGACAAAGTAATTACAACAACTAAATCATCTAAACAATATATACAGACAGTATTTCCAGAATCTATCATTTATATTAATCCACCAAAAATTAGTGACATATTTAAACCAACTGAATCGTTGACTAAACCATTCATTGCAATTAGTGCAAGGGATAGAGGACAACACCGAAGAGTTATTTCTGAATTTTATCTAAGATACCCACAATTAAGATGGGTTACATTTAAAGACATGGTTCAAATGTCTCACGAGGAATTTGCAAAACAACTACAAGAGTGTATTTGTTCTGTGTGGTTAGACGATGATTCAACCTTTGGGACTTTTCCACTTGAATCTATGAAATGTCAAGTACCTGTAATTGGTAAGATCCCAACCACCGAACCTGAATGGTTAAGTGAGAATGGTCTATGGACGTATGATTTAAACAAGATTGTTGAACTACTTGGAACCTATGTTTTGGCATGGTTAGAGGGTGTAACAATCAATGATGAGGTTAAGTCTAAAATGTCTGAAACATTAATCCCATATAGTGCGGATATAATCGATAGTAACGTAATTTCAATATTTAATTCATTGAAGAACTCAAGAATTAAAACAATCGAAAATGGGTTAACTAATTTAAAATCAAAAATAGAAGCATAATGAAGAATATTACAGTAATACTACCCGTACACAAATTAGACGATTTATATCACGAAATGTTATCTAAAGCAGTTGAGTCTGTTGAACAGTTTTTTGATGATGTTAAATTAGTGATTGTGGCACCTAAAGATGTGGTTGAAAACATCACGTCAAAAGGTTTGTCAGACAAATTAGATATAAACATAGTAACAAATAGTGGTGACACAGGATTCTGTTCTCAAGTAAACCTTGGGATTGAAAATTGTGACACCGAATGGTTTTCAATTTTAGAGATTGATGACGAATTAACTGGTAATTGGTTAAGACCGTTTTTACAATATAAAGAGGTACACTCAGATGTTGATGTGTTCCTACCAATTGTGAAGGATGTTGATACTGAAGGTAAGTTATTAAATTTAACAAATGAGTCCGTATGGGCTTATGGATTTGCAGAAACACAAGGTGTGTTAGAGAATGAAGTTCTTTTGGATTATCAGAACTACCAAACGAGTGGTGGTTTTTATAAAACAGAAGTTATAAAAGAAAATGGACAGTTTAAGGATAATATTAAACTAACCTTCAGTTACGAGTTTCTTTTAAGATTAACACATAACGGAGTTAAGATTATGTCAATCCCACAGATAGGGTATAGACACGTCAACTTCAGAGAGGATTCACTATTTTGGTCATATAAAAATGATGAGAAAAGTAAGTTAGCATCCAACGAAGCAACATTTTGGTTGGATACAGCAAAAAAAGAATTCTTCTTTAAAAATAAACGAGATGTAGCTTACGTTGAAAATAACTAATGCCAAGAAAAAGAACCCAAAAAATGTATTTTGGGGAGGACCAAGAACAAGCGGTAGTACGATACTTAGAATCCGAAGACGATGATGAAAAAAATAAGATATTCAATGAATATTTAAGAGAACCTCTCAAAATAATGGTGGAAAGTATAATCCGCCGTTACAAACTTTATAGAAAAGATATGGAATTTGAAGAAATCCATACCGATACAATGTCATTTTTAATCACTAAGATTAATAAATTTGACACAACTAAAGACTATAAGGCATACTCCTATTTTGGAACCATCTGTAAGAACTACTTGATGGGTGCAATACAAAAGGACCATAAAGAACAAAACCGTTCGGTTTCTTATGAAGATATTTCTTCAAGATTAGAAGACCGTGCGGATTTATCTTATATAATTGATGAGGACATTATTGATTATAAAAAAGTTGTTATTAAACTAACAACCGACCTTGAAGAGTTTGTTGAAAAAGAGGAACTTAACGACAACGAAAGAAAGTTAGGTTACGCCCTTATTGAGGTCTTCTCAAATTTCGAACAAGTGTTTCAGGTTGGAGAAGGTAATAAGTTTAATAAGAACTTAATTCTTTTAGCACTAAGAGAAATGACATCATTAAGTACTAAAGAGATAAGAGTTGCTATGAAAAAGTATAAAAAACTCTACGAAGTACTTAAGATCGGTTTCATAAATAATTAGAAACAACTATTTATTGGTATGAGAAGAAATAAAAATTTATTGTCTTTAGACACCGATTCCGCACTTGCATTGATGCAGGAAATTTACAATGATATTGTAGAACAAAAACAAACTGCAAGTTTAATAACTAAAAAGATGTTGAGTTTTATGAAAGAGGCTGAGGACATGAGTGTTCTTGGACCCGTTATTAAAGAGCAACAAAAGATTTTAAACGACTGTACTGAGAAGAAAATTTCTTTAGTAAAATTACAAAGTACACTGTTAAAACAATCAGGAGGATCGAATCCTGCGTCAGGTGGGGGTGGTAAATTAGACCTAACCGACGACGATAGAAAACTACTCGAAAAACTAATGAAAGAAGATGATGAACCAAGTGGTGAATCACAAAAATACGAGATGTAATGAGTGGTAAGATCAAAAAATTACGGAACCAGATAAAGTCCAAAATTGAGGTAATTAAAAAAATCAACGACACACCAGTAGATGGTGGTGAAGTTTATGATCTATACCTTGACGCTAAAGTTGATGATCTAAGTAAAAAATTCTCAGCTAAAAAAGATGCGTTACTTGGTAAGTTCTCAAAAAAGAAAAAAGATAACCAAGGGGATATTTTTAGTTCTGTAATTGATATTGCATCTACATTCATAAATGATACAAATGCTAAAGTAGAATCTAACGATAATTTAGTATCAAAAAATAAATTAAAAAAATACGCATTAGAATCTGCTGGTATTACAGTAAAAGACTCTAAAAGAATCGTAAATGATGCAGTAAGAGAAGTGTTGTTTATTAATACAGAAACAAGTATTTGTGGTGTTGAAACAGAGTTCCCAAGTGACACAGTATCTATATCACCAAAAGAGTTTGATTTCTTAGAAGTCTTACAAGTTGATCCCTTAAGTGATTTGGGTACAATTATGTACGAACAACCATCACCTTCAATTGGTAAGGTTAAAATGAACCGAGATTTGTATGGTGCATTTTCATCACCATATACGTTTTCAGCTACAAATGGTAACGATCTGTTTGATCTAAATTGGAATACGGCATCTCAAGAATACGATGTGTCGGGACTTAAACAAGGTTTGTCAGCACTTAGGGTGGGTGAATTCACTAAAGATTATTATTCAAGTATAGAGGGTCCAAATATGGACGACATTATAAGGAACACAATGCTTTTAACATTAAAGGGTGGTGGTGATAATCCACCAATCGTAGACGAAGCTCTTGGTTTTCTAACTGAGTTGTGTGAAAAATTATTTGGATTATGTGGGTCTCCCGAAGAATCAAACCTTATACAAACAACATCAAAAATGTTTAATGAGAACGATGCGGATGTGGAGTCTTATTTTGATTTTAATAATGTAGATGGTATTGATGTTGATGATAGAGACGCTCGGTTAAGAAAAGTACTTAAGTTTGTGGATTGTGGCAATTTTGAAGTTCCCACATCAACTGAGAATTTTGAGGACTTTGTGTATTTATCAACGGAAACAAATAATCTAAGTGAGTTGTCGGATTCAATACTTGCAAATGCGGCGGCTAACGCAGCCTTAAATTCGGGTAGTGATGTTCCACCTATACAATTTCAACTCGAGTTAATTAGTGGTTTTATATTAAACCTACCTAAAGCAATTATAGGTAGTATTATATCCCCAAAATATATATTACCAATTGTTCTTGCATACAAGGCGGTTCAGAATGTAACTTTGGATGATGTTAAAGACCTAATGAAGAAGTTATCTAAATTATTCTTTAAAATAATAAAGGATGTATTTTGGAGGTTTATACAAGAATTTTGGAAGTTAATCAAACGAGATCTATTATTGTTTGTTGCTGAGATTGCCGCAAAAATATTAAGTAAAAAATATAAGAGATTAATTGCTATCTTACTTTCAATTATTTCTATTCTTAGAAAGATTTTAGCTAAGAATTTCGATAATTGTCTTGAGTTGTTCACTACCATAATACAAGCAATTACAAGTGCATTAAACCTTAGAGGTCCTTCAATTAATATCCCCGGTATAATTTTATCATTTTCTGATATCTTACCAGGGTATAGTACTGATAGGGCATACATGAATGCTGCAGAAAAAATGTCCTCACTTGGTTTAAATACCGGTCCGATCTATGGTGAAGCAAATGAAATGATGTCATTGGTTAAATCAGTGATTGAAGGTAATTCTGACGAATTAGATAATAATTCATACTTAAAGGCAGCAAGTAAATTTACAGTAATACCGACACCTCTTGGTCCTGTACCATTACCGCCGGGTTACATAAGCGTAGCAGGAAAACTATTCTAATGAATAAAGAAAAATTAGTAGAAATTGTATCGAGTCCCGATGTTAAATCTAATAAAGATTTAAATGAATGTTTGGAAATTTTAAATGATGAGTTTGAAAAAACTAAAACATTAATATTATCACTTACAAAACATTTAGATGCGGTGGAAGAAGCATACGATAAAATCAATAACGAATTAAACGAAAGATTTAAGACTGTATGAAGTTAGTTAATTTAGGTATTGTTACGGACAATATAGATCCAAAAGGTATTGGTCGTGTTAGGTATAAAGTATTAGGTAATCAAACCTCACCATCACAAGGTGCCGCTGCGTTTGAAGAGTGGGAACCACTTGATCCTTTTTGTGCCTCACCATTCCTACCAAACAATCTAAATTTCATACCAACTGTAGGTCAAACAATTAAAATAGTACAATACGACCTTGAGAATGATTTAATGAACCAAGAATATATACCTGGTCCATTTACAACTATACACGATTGGAATTCACAGAGTAATTCAGGACAACTTGAAAACACATCATTTGGTGTTGCAGTAAAACAAACGGGTAATATCTTTAATGGGAATGGTACGTATGTAAAATCTAATGCTAAAAATTCGTTAGCAAAACATGAGGATTCCGCAATTTACGGTAAGTACGGTTCTGACGTTTTATTTACTGAGAACGGAGTTAGTTTAAGGGGTGGTAAACTACTATCAAAAGATTCTGCAAATGCAAGGGAAAGGTCTGACTTAATAACACACCCATTAAGAGGTAAAAAACAAGCAACCTTAAGTCTTAAAAAATTCTCTTCTAAACAAGAGTTTAAAGAAGAAAAAGAAATTGTAGTTAGTGTACCAACAAACAAACTTAACTACGTTATTGAATATGATCTTGATGATGTTACTAATCCAACTAAAGTTAGTTGGTACATATATCATGTTAGAGAAGTATTTGGTGATGCATTTGCAACTAATGTGTTTACATCATCACACACGCCCGATTTAACAAGTATTGAAAGTGTGACTTTAATAAATGAAGATAACACAACAACGACACCAACTTTTGTACAAACAGTTGATTCTAAGAAAGGAGCATATATCAAAATACGTAAGACACTTTGTGATCTTCACGATGATGGATTAAAGATTAAGGATATTAAGATAACCACAGATAGGTCAAAATACATCCATCCGTTTTATTTTCGTCCACGTCAATCATTGGTAAGTATAATTAACTCAACACCGTCTGTTAGTGATTTTTTAGATAATATTAAACCATCATGTAACACATCAGTGTCTGAAGGTTCTGGTTTGTTTTGGAGCATTTCCGAACCATCACCAAAACCAAAAAGTGAGGAAAGGAAAATAACCGTTTTAAAAACTATTAGTTCAAGTGCAGAACAATCATTTGGTACTCTTGTTTCTGATAAAATCTACCTACTATCGACAGACGCAAACGAGGTAGGAAGTAAAACAGTCCCTTTCGATAAGTTAGACACCTATGAATACACTCAAGAAGATCTTTTAACACGTATAGAACCTAACACATATGCAACAGTGCGTGGTGAAACTCTATTGGCGTTTTTAGATCAATTATATGTTGTTATGGCTGGTCACGCACACCAACCAACGAAACCAATGGTAAAAGAAGCGTACGGTGATTGGAAAAAATTAGAAGTTTTACGAAATACTTTGAAAAATGACATACTAAATAAGTCGATAAGAATAAACTAACAGATATTTATATAAGAAATACTTATAGAGATGTCATACTATCGTTCATATTTTGAGAAAAACAACACAGTAATTAAGAACAGTCAGACTAACACTGCAAAGAATCCAACAACTGAGATTTTTTATGGTTCAGGGTTTTCTAAGTTCATTTTTAAAGTTGATTTCACCTCCCTTACAGAAAGAGTTGTTGGTGGTGATTATGTTATTGATAATAACACAACACATAAACTACATCTTACAAATACCATTTTTGGTGACGAAACTTTCTTAGGTGCTAAAAGAGGTACTGGTAGAGAAAGAACAACGTCATTCTCATTAATTATTTTTAAACTAACAGAATCGTGGGATGAGGGTGTTGGTTTTGATTATGAAGACTCAGAGTATGATTATACCACAGGTAATGACACTTACGATAAACGACCATCAAACTGGTTTAATCGAACAACCGCCGATACGTGGTCACAAGAAGGAATATATTCAAATAATCCCACAATAATTGATACTATTACATTTGACAATGGTGATGAGAATCTCGTTGCCGATATAACCGAATATGTTAATGGCATTATTGTTAGTGGTGATACGGATTATGGTATTGGTATTGCGTTTGCTACTGAGTATGAAGATTTAACTCAAGAAGTTGATCAATCCGTTGCGTTCTTCAGTAAATACACACAGACATTCTTCGAACCTTATGTTGAGACTTATTTTGATGATAGGATTCTTGACGATAGAGATAACTTCATTGAAAAGACAAATCAAAATCTTTATTTATACGTAAATAAGGAAACCAATTTCTTTGACTTAGATAACGTACCAACAGTTGACATATTAGATTCTACAAAATCATCCATCTCAGGATTGACAGGTTTAACCGCTAAGAAAGTCAGAAAAGGAGTTTACGTTGTAACCTTCGGAATTGACGGATTAGTTTGTGATGGTAAAAGATTCTTCTACGATGTTTGGAAAGGGATCGGTGTTGAAAACAATGTATTTCCTGATATTACACAAAAGTTTGTACCTAAACCATATTCCTCTAAATTCAGTTTAGGTGAAAATCAAACAGAGGTGAATAAGTACGTTGTACAATATTCAGGTATTAAACAAAATGAAAAAATACAGTCGGGAGATGTAAGAAAGGTTAGTATAATATTTAGAACAATATCACAATCAACAAATATTCTTTTTGATGAAGTGTTCTACAAAATATACATAAAAGAAGGTCGTACAAATGTCAATGTATTTGATTGGACCTACGCTGACGTTACAAATGAAAATAGTTTTATGTTAAATACATCTGTCTTAATACCAAGAGAATATTACTTGGAAATAAGAGGTGTGAAACATAATGAAGAAATTACATACCCAAATGTAATAAAATTTGAAATTATCTCAGAAAAATAATACTTATTAATATGGACTTAAGACAAATCATTAAAAAAGAACTTAGTATTCTAAAAGAGAACAATCCAAAATCGGGAAATTACATGTTCTTCTCTAATCTACAACAGATTCACAGACAATGTGAAATTCTATTAAAGATGGATCAGTCAATGATTGATAATACATTATCAAATGGTCATGATTGGGCTGATGATCACGTTTCAGTTGCAAAAGAAAATATGGACCAAGTCCTTGACTTCTTTATGAACGACAAAGAAGGTGAGATTGCGGAAGATGAAAATCCATGTTGGGATACTCATAAAGTGGGTTCACCCAAAACAAAGATTTCTTACAACACAGGTAAGAGAGTAAATAATTGTGTGGAAAAGTAATGATAAACGAAGATAAAATAGTTGGTTTAGTTATCAATAACCTTTTGGTTAATAATATTCATTTAAATGCACCTAAATTAAAGTCTTTATCTGAATCAAATCAAATAAATTTAAGTGAGGGTCTTAAACACCACTTAGACAACAACATTCCGATTACAGAAAACATCTATAGGGTCTATTCTAACGAATTCTTTGGTATATACAATGAATCACGTCGTTTACATACTGAAGGTGTCTTAGAACTCACCGGTGTGGATTTAGATCTTATTGAAACTGATTTAGGTGAAACGGGGACATTTGAAGGTGAAGAGGTTTATTTAGACATCCCTTTTTTAGAAAATATAGAAGAATATCTTGTAGAAGCAAAACATAGAGGAAAAAATGTTAAGTTAAACAAACCTTTCAGAACTCCGAGTGGTCCTAAAAAATTCGCGGTATATGTGAAAACACCTAAAGGTACTATTAAGAAAGTAACGTTTGGTGACCCAAACATGAGAATAAGGAATAACGATAAAGCGGCTGCTAAATCTTTTAGAGCTCGACATAAGTGTAGTGAAAAGAAAGATCGTACAAAGGCGGGTTATTGGAGTTGTAATATTACAAGATATCGTAAGGCATTAGGAATAAAATCTTCAAATCCGTGGTAAATGAAGTTATATGATTTAGTAGAGGGTTATTACGACCCACCAGAATATCCTGACACACACGATGGTTTCGTTAATTCGGAATTAGATGATGTTACCGACTTATTTAATCTTGTGGGATATGATCCATATAGAGTTAGAAAAGGTCGAGAACCTGGATATGGTTGTGCAATTGTAGAACACAAAGAAACTAAAGAAAAATATGTTCTCCATGAAGACGATATTGAAGAAGATTACTTTGTGGATGACTTTGAAGAAAGAAGTGATCAAGATGAAGATGGTCATTATTCATATAGAGAATCACAAGACAATTCTCGTATAGAAGTTGAAAGTTATACCATGTATTCAACTATCTGTTATATGGAAAGTAGAATAGCAAATACATTCGAAGAATATACTGAGGGTGAGAAAATACTTAAATTAACACCAAAAGTATATGGTCAATTACAAAACGACGATGTCGATTTTTATAGATCAGTAATAAAAATTTTTACAAATAAATCATCTTAATGAAAGACAAATTCCCATTCCGTGAAATCGTGAGCTCTGACCACAGTGTTAGGGTATTCCCACAAACAACTAAAAAGACTGAATTAAAATGGCACTTCGATAATGAAGATAGGGAAATAACGTTTTTACACGATAGTGATTGGAAATTTCAAATGGATGATGAATTACCCATCGACATTCACGAAGGGTTAAAGGTTTTCATACCTGAAGGTGAATACCATCGTATTATTAAGGGTACTGACGATTTAAAAGTCAGAGTTAAGAAACTTAATAAAACTCGACTACTACCCCACACTCAGAAAGCATAAGTAAAGAACGTTTTTGTTGTTCTTCCCACTTTCCTTGGTTTTTAGTAGTACACACTTCTTTACATACTACTTTTACAACCCCCGATTGTACTAATCCTCTTGCACAATCCATACAGGGTAATCCTGAGGTTAGATATGCTGTAGATTCTTTTAAAGATACACCAATACGTGCGGCGTTGTAGATTGCATTCCTTTCAGAGTGTTCAAACCAAAAGTATTTCTCAGGTCGCTCTTGTCTCTCATCTAATTCATCATTTAAACCACGAGGAAACGAATTATAACCCGTACTGAGGATCTCTTTATCTTTTCCGACTATGACTGTACCAATTTTGGTATTAATGTCCTTAGACTTCTCCTTTACTTGTTCTGCAATATTGATAAAATAATCTGTCCAATTCATAGTTAGAATATACAGAAAATAAAGCATAAAAAAAAGGGAAGACAATGTCTCCCCCTTTTAGTATTAATAAATCCGTAAAGATTATCTTAAAGTATCCAAACTGAAAGTTTGTAAACCTGCTACGTTGATTACACCAAAGTAACGGTTATTAACCATCTTCTTAGCATATCTCGTCATGATACCCTTTATCGGAGTAAAGTTGAACGGGTTATACATTGTAGGTGTTAATTGTAAAGGTACGTAAGGTGCGTAGATATATCCAGCATCTAATAACGATTTTCCTTTATGTCCTACTAAGATTTTCCCAGCTGGGAAATAAGGATCTCTAAACACTTGGTAACGTCCAGCTAAAGTACCAACTTTTTCAATACCCATATTGTATTGATCTTGTTCAGCACCAGCGTTAGATACGTGGAAGTACTCTAAATCATCGAATACTGCAGAAACTTCTGAAGAAACTACGATCCAGTTAGCACCACCTCTAAGTGTTGTTTTATGGATTTGAGCCGATAATTGGTTAATTTTAGTAATTAACGTTTGGTTCCAATCCTTTTGAGTATACCCTTGTAGTGTTGAGTTAGCGTTTCCACCATATTTCCACTCATTGTAATCCCATTTAAGGTTCCAAGCTGCTCCTTTTCTTAAGTCTCTTAAGATCTCTCTATCAACCTCAGCTGCAATTTGCTCAGATAACAATGCAGTTAACTCAGCCTCAGCGTCGATATTATGGAAAGCAGATACATCTTGTGCTAATTCTGGAGACCAGCTAGCTCTTAATTTTCTCTCCGTTACAGATACAGTAACTGACTCTAAATCGAAAGATACTTCTCCGATTTCGTCTTCGAATTCTAAAGATTCGTAAGTTCTGTATGATACAGTGAACTCAGTGTTTTGAACTCCATCAGCATCAGACGTATAAGGTACAAATCCTGTTGCTCCGTAAGATTCTAAATCAACTTGAATGAAAATGATACCATTCTCATCACAAATGTCATTAAATAGACCTGTTGCTCCAGCTGATTTCTTACCGTAATCAACAATACCACTTCCGTATTTCTGAGTTACAATGTTGATTCCTCTTGAAACATCAGCAAATTTAACTTCTAAAGAAGCTAAAAACTCTTCAGTATCCATAACGTTTCCTGTTGGTCCCGCTAATTTACCAGCTCCAGCAGATGTGAAACCAGAAACAGCAATTACTACGTTAGATACAGTAGTAGCCCCTGCAATTACTTCAGCCGCAGTTGTTGCAACTCCGTCAGCGAATGATACACCACCGATACATGTCGCTGCACCAGCAACAACTTTACCTTTAGAGTAGTCAAATAGACCTTCATTAGCTCCGTCACCTTCTTCGTAGAATCTATCATAAAGATTTCTTCCTTGATCAGCTCCGTTAACATCTTGTCCTGGTGATCTGAATGGTGCTCTGTGAGCTCCAGCTTCAAAATTAGCACCGTCATGTGCAAGACTCTGTCTGTCAGAGATGTTAGGTACAAAGTAGAACAATTTACCAATTGGTAAGTTCATAGCTTGTACAGAAACGATATCGTTAGCCAATAACTTAGAGAATACTCTACGAATAATTGGAAAAACAACTGTTTCGAATGAACCTGATGCATCTGATACAGCAGCTTCGTTTATTAAATAAGACGCTTGGTTTTCATATAACTGAGCGATGTTATCTTTTTGGTGACCTTCAAGACTTTCTAAAAATCCTAAGTCATCCCATTTTTTAATGGTATCTTCCTTGATAACTCTTAGGTGTTTTAACCCAATGTTACCAACCATACCTGATTCTAATAATGCTCCCATTTTAAAATTTGTTTTTAAGTTTAATTTATTATTTTATTTTTGACATTAATTCTTTCATTCTCGAGAATTGTGGACTTTCATATGCTTTTGACTCTGAAAGTACATCTTGAGATGAAGACGTTGTCGGATTATTTGAAGTGATCTTGTTTACCACTGATTCTGTTACGTTCTTAGACGACTCTAACTCACCCTTAATTGTTTTATAGGTTGATTTAGATTCTGTTAAAGTTCCAACACTATCGAATCTCTTCAAAATATTTAATTTCTCATTACGAGTAGTTGAATGTTCAGTGAACAATCTTGTTGAGTATGCTAAATTAGCATTAAACACAGCGACCTCATTAAGTTTGTCTTTGAATAGAACTAACGCCTTTTTATATTCGCCGTTTTGTTTTCTCAAAGTCTTAACTTCTTCGTTGATGTCTGAACCAGCTTTGTATTTTGTCTTAGACTTAATACCCGCTCTGTTAGCACCACCTTTGTCTCCGTGTACGTTAGATTTTGTTCTTGCCGCTTCGTCAACTTCTCCTTCTTGAGTTTCTTCCTCAGGAACTTCTAATTCATCCTCTTCAGAAACTTCTTCTTCATCAAGGCTTTCTTCAGAAACTTCTTCAGAAACTTCTTCTTCAGCAACTTCGTCATCACTTTCATCTAAGTCAATTTCATATACAACGTCGTCTTCTTCAGAAACATCTTCTTTGATTTCAGAATCATCACACCCTTCGGTACAATCTTCTTCTTCAGCAAGATCTTCATCAGCAACTTCGTCAGATACTTCATCTTCTAATTTGATAATGTATTCGTCGTCACCATCTTCAAGCTCAACGTTATCACCGTCTCTCTTAACTACTATTCCATCCTCAGGTTTCATTGATTTGAATACCTTAAGAACTTCTTCGTCAGATGCGTCGGTCATATCAAGAACGTCTTGATCATCTTCTTCAGAATCAATTGCATCAAACACATCATCCACGTCAGAATCTAATTCATCCTCTGTGTCTAATTCGTCATCTACAACTTCATCCTCTAAATCAGGATCTTCGTCGTCCGCTGGCTCGTCGTTTATCGAAGTTTCGTCATCGTTTTCCTCATCTTCACTGTCAAATTGTTCTGCAGCTACTTCAGGTATACCTTGTTCGTCTTCTTTATCAAGACTCAGACTTTCATCTGACTCTTCTTCTTCCATTGATTCTTTTAGCAATTCGTTTAGTTCTTCCTTCATGGTTGAAGCAAGTATACCTTTTGCGTTCGCTTTAACTGCCTCTTCAAGATCTTGTACTTGAAGCAATGCTTGTTCTAAAATGGATTTTTTACTCATTTGTTGTTTTTTTATTTATTAATAAATACTTGTTATTTAAGAAAAAATTACTTTTATGGTGTTCTGATCAATAATAAATTGAATTATTTATTTAAAAACGTATCCATCTTACCCATTAACCTCGACATTCTATCATCTACTATTGGTTTTTCCTCTATACTCTCAGCATATTTTTCTCTATCTGAAGGATCGTTAAAAACATATGCACCAGGTGTCGATGGTGATGACACTAAGTCAAAACACACCAATTCGAAATCCTCCTGTACAATATTCTGTCCTTTTTCTGATTTTAATGATCCAACACCTCTTGAAGATATTCCCAATGTTACTCCATTCATAAGTAACATTGCGGCTTGGTCACCCTTAGTACTTACAATACCTGATTTTTTCCATCCAGGTGAAAGAAGTAGTTTAATTTTTCCCATAAGTATCTTACCGTCCCACCAAGTCTCGGTGATCGTGTGTGATACTCTATCTAAATCTATAAGTGAAGATGATGGGTGGTTTAGTTCGTTTAACGCACTCCCTTTCTCGATAACGGTCTTATATTTATCCATTTCTCGTTTGAGAAGTTTCTCAGGATATATTCTACCGTTTTTATTTGGAGTGTCGTATTTTTGTAGAACAGCATAAAGAATGATGTCTTCTGAGAAGTCAACACCCTTCATTTCTGTTATTACTGTTTTATTTTCATCAGGAGACACAAAACCCGCATCGTATTCGATGAGGATTCCTGTACCTGTTTCTTTTGGACCTAATACTTTCATGTATGAATAGTTTTATTACTATAAATACATCGGTATCGAAGTTATTTTTTATTTTTGTGAAAATTATACAATAAATCGTTATTTAAACACTCATCGATTATACCAACCATAAGTGATTTCATATACAATTTAAGATCGTCACTTTTAATTGATAAGTCCTTTAGAACGTATAACGTACATTCTAAATTCATAAACGATCTCTTTTCTTTTTTTATACCTTTAGTTCTAATGTCTAAATCGACAATAGACTGTGGTCGGAATGAATCACTATTCAATCCACTTATTAATCTTTTTATGTCATTTCTTGATGACCTAACCACTGCGTCGTAATCCGTACATTCCTCATCAGGTTCGAGCCAAGAATTTAATTTTAAATATATAGTCTTTAAATCTTTGTGATTTATAGTTCCGTATCCAATTTTAACATCTTTGTAAGTACCTAAAGGAATAAATCTTCCTAATTTCATTTAACATGTTTATTCTTATTTATGGTGTTACTAAAATATACACATTTAAATTCGTAATAACAAATTTTTTCATTATATTTATGTATATATCAAATTATGCTAATAATAAAAGTAAAGAATAACAACATCGATCAAGCGATCAAGAAATTACGTCGTAAAGTAAAGAATGTGAAACAATTAAATTCACTTAGGAATAAGAAACAACACATAAAACCTTCAGTCAGTAAAAGATTACAGAAACAAAAGGCGGTGTATATTCAAAAAATAAAAGATAAGGAGCAATAAAAAACCTCCACGATTGATTATGATATTTCAAAAGTGAAGGTTTACACCTCTAAGGTAGCAACCGTCAAGGAAATCTAATTTAAGTTCTCTAATAATTCTTCTAAACGATATAAGTTGTATTTCGTTTGTGTCATTTCGTTTATTTCCTTTTTTACCTCATCAGACTTAGATGTAAATCCATTGTCCGATTCAACTAAGGAATCTAAAGTACCGTTTATTGATTCTTTTAATTCACCAAATTTAGTATTTAAGTCCTCATTAGTTATTGAGAGTATACCTTTTAATTTAGTTTTATCTTCTTCACTTAATGTTTTATCAAAACTAATGTTGAAGTTGTTTGTCAATACAGAGTTTAGTAAACTTTCATTTACCCCTGTTTCTACTTTTAGTGTATCCGAAACTTTACTTGTAGTTAAATGTTCAACTAAGAATTTCTTAGCAATTACCTTTTCAGAAATATTACCTAACTTATCTTCTGTTGAAAGTCTATCTAAAGACTCATACAACTTATTTGATTCAACGTCAGTATCAGTTAATGATTCGTTCATTTGGTTAAGTACAGTACTTACCTCAGAATGTCTTTCTTTTAAAACTTTAGATAGTTCTTCCACATATAACTGTGCAGTTTCTTTATCGTCAAACGTTTTTGTTTCTAATTCCTCATAAAGGGAGTACATTTCTTTTAAAATGTCATTCTCCATTATTGGTTTGAAGTGTTCCTTCAGGTTAGTTTTAAATTCACCCTTACCATAAGAGTTAGATAGTTTGTTTAGAACTTTGTTTTTTATATGTCCAAATGTTGCCATAATTATTCTTTTAATATGTCTTTGAGTTTATTCTCTACTTCATAAATATTGCGTTGAGCCTTATCGATATCAAAAAGATCATCAAAATCTTTTGTTTCATCACCTAACATACCCAATATTTTAGATTTCTTACTTTTCGTTAATGTAGATTTACTTTTTTTCTTGTCTTCACTTAATGGTGCATCATCCATTGGAGGTGCGTCTGCACCACCCATAGGAGGAGCTCCACCCATATCATCTCCACCACCATCCTCAGGTGTCATTGAATCGTCCATTGCTTGTCTATCCTTTTCAGGGATACCGTACTTCTTATCTACCTCATCAAACACACCAGTTCTCTTGATAATGTTTTGTGTGATACCTAATTCAGCACCAAGTGCTCTTTCAAGTCTTTGTTGTTGTAAATCAAGTACAACGTCATTATCACTCATACCAAGAATATTCTTCTTACCCCATGTGTGTGACACTGGTTGGATACCAATCTGAGATTGATCGGAAGTAGCATCTTTGTATAACGTAATCTTCTCTTTCCATTGTTCAATCCTTAATAAATCAGATTGTGCGGATGGATTAGTTAATGATAATGTAAAATTAGTAAGTTCATCTTCTAAACCTAAAAGATATAAATGTACTAATGCAATTTTATTTAACTCTTGAACAAGTGACTTCTGTATTCTATTAATCGTCCTTGCAAAACGTATGTCCATTAATGCTAATGTTTTACCATCACCAACAATTTCCTCAAACCCTAAGAACGCCTTTGGTATTCTTAGTGCCGCTAATAATTTCTTTTGAATGTACTCAATATCCGCAATCTCACCTAAGTTCTGTGCTCCTGGTAATGTTTCAATTGGATTTGTTTGTGATGGATCCCTTACCGGTATAAAATAATCTTGATCTACCGCCATTTGGTTGTATCTCATATCAACTTGTCCATTCGCAGGATCAACTACTTGATCTCTTTTGAATTTGTTTGCAACACGTTGTACATATGCTTCAATATCCTTATCGTCCATGTTACCCACGAACACTTTAAACACTCTTCTTTCGGGTGCTCTTGAAGTTCTATAGATTAACATCGCATCTTCTGCAAGAAGTAGTTGTTTCCATATACGTCTTACCTTATCCAACATTGATGTACCATATGGTAACTTTCTATCATCACCTAATAATCTGAAATGTGCAACTTCCCACGCTTGGAATTCCATATCCTTATTTTTCCATGCAAAACGTAATTCACGTGTTTTCATGTTTACAGGTGTCTCGGCTTTGTGTACGTGAGACGCAGCACCTTCATGTCTTTCAATTTCAATGTTAGGTAACTGTTGACATCCAACGATTCCTTTTGATGGGTCAATCTTTAGATATACGAAGTTGTCACCGTACTTGGCAACTCCTCTACACCACATCTGTAAGTTTGTGTTAATGTCGAGTACGTTTTTAAATAAGTCTTCTAAGATGTTTGTTACTCTTTTTGATTCAGAGTATATTGTTAGAATTTCTCCTTTTTCTGAAAGGGTTGTTGACTCTTCAGAATAGATATCTAACGATGCAGATATCTCAGGTGTGAACTCCATTGATTCGTAATCATAATATGCGGCCAATCTATTTGGTTCGTAATAAACCGATTGGTTATATAGTGATTGGTCCATCTTGGCCCACTTGTCGGCAACGTATGTTGATTGTTTTGCTTGGAGTAACTCTCTTTCGTAGTCCTCTTTACTGTCTGTTTTTAACAGAGTATCTTTGTCGAAACGATATTGCGGTGGATTAGGGACATCATTTTGAAATCCGAACACCTTTGTTAACCTTTGATAAACTGTTAAGTTTTTGTTTGCCATATTAATAAATATTATACTTTATAATATAAGGAAAATATATTAGTAAATAAAGTTATCTTGATCTATATGTTGATTTACCAAATAACCAATTATGTTCCATGTACTGTTCTTTACTCGCATCTTTCTGTCCTATCGGGTATGGTGACGGGTCAGTACTCATAGAACCAATCGCATCAAACGCAGTACCGTAGGAGTAAAACGACTTTTGAGTATCATAAGTCCTTTCACTAAATACCCACGAATCTAACATTGCTTTGTTTGCGGTGTCGTTACGTTTTAACTGTGTAAAACAAATATCTCCAACATACATTGCAATTGACATTGCCATAATTGCATCGTCATGCGCACCTTTCATGTGGTCAGGTCTACCATTAACATAAACAAATGTATTCAATTCATTTAATAGACGAGATGATTTTACTTTAAAACCATGTCTTAAGTTTTCTTCAAAACTTGCAACAATTTGAGTTCTCTTATTATTAAAACTGATACCAGGTATCTTTTCTTGTGCCCTTTTATTGTATTCCCACTTGTTTTGTGAGTTAACACCATCAACGTATTGGTCTTTGTAACCTAACTCCTGTAATTTACGAGATGTTGCAATACCCATACCACCTGTTATATCAGTTGCTACGAATGCATTATATAGTGTTCCCCATTTATAAACAATAGACGCTAAATCATCAGGTGGTATCATACCAACATATTCTAATACTTGTTCACCCTCATCAAAATCAATAATACATATTGAAGATGCATCAGCACTATCACCACGAGAAACGTCAACACCCATAATATAACGATGTCCCATTACAGGTTCTTTCCAAACCCACAATGTTCCTTGCATATATTTTTCAATTGGTTCGGTAATCATTGTTTTCCTAATCTTCTCTTGTATAGTATTTGATATAACACCATCACCCGAACCTAAGAAATCACATTCTAATTCCTGTGCAATTTTTCTCTTATCGTACTTAAATTTCTTTGCCATATTCTCAAACCAATGAGAATAGGGTTTGTAACCTAATTCATGTAATTCTTCGTATCGATCCCAACCTTCATTAAGTGTGATATCCTCATCAACATATTGCTCTCTATTTAACATGTAATGTATGATATCATCCACCTTTAACCATTTAAGGTCACCAGCATAACGAGGATCTTTAAACCACCTTAAATCGGTAATTTTAAAATCATTCATTTTTCTTAGTGCTTGGTCGTATACTCCATAATATATTGGATCATAACCGTTAGGTGTTGAAATAAGTATAACCTTACCACCCGTAGACAACGATGCCATACACGCACCCCAAAAATCTTCACCAGCATCAATATACGCAGCTTCATCAAATATCAACACGGTAGGTGTGTATCCACGAAGTGCATCCGCTGAGGTTGCAACCGCTTTAACTTCACATCCGTTATTCATTCTAAAACGACTCTCTGAGTTTTTATCAGGTGAAAATCCAACATTCATCCATTCGGGCCATTGATCTAAAAAACCACGAACCTTATTGGCCATCTCAATCGCAGTATCACGTTTGTTGGCAATAATTAGAATTCTCTCGGGGTTAGTTGGTTTTGCGGTTTGGATTCTTTTAGATAACCAAGCAGCGGTTACTGTAGATACACCTGCTTGTCTGTACTTACGTGTAATGTTTTCGTTATAATTATCGTAATCATGTATAAGTTCAATTTGATCGGGGAATAACTCTAATGGTACATATCTCTTTTGAGTATTGTCAAATGTCTGTAAATATGTTTTAAGAGCATAAGGAGTGTCCTTCATGATCTTAGCATATTCTTTTAACTGTATGAGTTTCTGTTTATCCATATCCAATAAATACAAAAAAAGTGGTCTATTGACCACTTTCTTATAATTTGTGTTATTTAATTATCGTCTTCAGGAGAAAATGTAATCCCTAATGACCCTAAGAATCCTCCGAGTCCATCATCATCATCATCGTCTCCATATTCTCTATTATATTGGTCCTCTTCATAATCTTCACTCTGTAAATCCTGAATAATCTGATCAACCATATTACTTATAATTTCTTTACCTAAGGTACTTCCTTTCAGTATTTCTCTTGAAACTTTAAAAAATTCATCATTATCTAAAGATGAGAATCTTGAGAATAAGTAATTTTGAATGTGTTTCAATTCCTCACCCATAATTTTTTCAGGATAAGACTCTCTAAATTTTTCCCAAATAACAGGACCTAATCTTAAATCCCATATCTCTGATGGTAATGTATCTGTTGAATTCATAACCATTTCAGCGGCACGAGGATCGTCAGGTAAACCTTTAGTTCCCATAACTTCCATAACACCTTTAATGAGTTCGTGAATTAATGCTGGAAAGAATATTGCAGTTGCTCTAACTGTTGGAGGATCTGTTTCAGTATCAACCTCTTCTTTACCCGCAAAACTTCCACCTTCCATACCTTGTTGTACAACACCATCAGGTAATATCCAATACATAAGATCATTTACTGACATTAATATACCGTACTGAGTAAGGATGTTAGGGTTTTTTTCTTCTAATTCTGTTGCAACTAATTCAAACATGTAATGTCCTTTTTTAGATGACCCTTGAATTAATGCATTTATAAATCTTCTTTTAGCCGTCTCTTGATCAAACTGTTCAAATGCGTCGATAAAATCTTCCACATCATCTTCAGCTTCTTCAGCATCAACACCAAATTGTTGTTGTACTTCTTCTTCACTTGGTTCTTCACCTTGTTGTTGGAAACCTTCAGGTGAAATTTCACCCATACCAACTAACTTAGCGTCAAATTGTAATGATCCTTCAGGTAGTGCCATTTCTTTCTTGACCAATTCTACCGCTAAATTTTCTAAGTATTCTTTGTGTTCTGATTCGAACTGTAAAACACTATTTAACATTTGTTGCATAGTACCTACAAGAGACATGAATGTACCTTGATCGGTAACATTACCTTCGGTTCCCGTATATCGTTTTACCTTCTCCACAACGTCTTTAAATCTCTTAGACGCCAATAACTCTTCCCAATTAGATGGTAACCCATCAGGGGTATCTTGTGGAAACGCAGGGTTATCTTTATAAGGTGTGTCTTGTGTTGAAAGTTTATCCTCAAGACCTGGTTCTATTCTTTCAGGGTTGTCACCATAATCTACTGGCATTTCCTTAATGTTTTTAATTGTTTCTAAAAGTGATTTTTTACTAATCATTCCGCCGCTTGTTTTAATTCAATACCTAATGATGCAAAACTTAGTTGTTTTGGTAACACCGCTTTAGGTTTTGGTTTATGTTTTGGTTCAAACGGATTTTCTCTTTTTGGTTTACCTGGTTTTGTTGTTGGTTTCTCCCTTACAGGAGCATCCGTATCAGGTTCAGATGGTTGAGGTGATTGTTCATCAACACTAAACATTCTATTAGCGTCTCCTAATGCATCTGCACTATCGGATAATGCACCAATCATTTCATACATCTCTTTCTTTGTTGTTACTTCAGGGTGGTAGTTAGATTTAACTAAACCTTCAACCCATTCGTTTACTTCGTCAACTTCTCCTTCTTGAGTGTCTTCCTCAGAAACTTCTAATTCATCCTCTTCAGAAACTTTGATTACATCTTTATCACCTACTTTACCTTTTATTGAGTCTACCTTATCTGCGGATACCTCATAAGTCGCTTCCGATAAAACTCTCTCAGATAGATCTTTTAGTTGTTTATCTGTTAGGTTTGAAAGTAATTTCTCACTTAAACCTTCATTCATAAGTTTTTTTACTAATTCTGGTCTTTTCATATCCCCATTTTAAATTTTAAATCTTCTTTTATAAGTTTGTATCCACGTCCGTCTAATTTCTTGGCCACCTTTTCAAATTTCTCACCAAAAGAAAAAGTGAGACGTTCAAACTCACTCTCATAATCAAACTTTTCCCACCCTAAGGATACAACACCATCTACAGAATCTATAATACCGAAGTAATCCGATTTTTGTATAAGGTCGAGGTTAATGTCGGTGTTCTTCAACACTCCAACAGAATCCACATATTCTAAATCGGGTGAAAGTGATTCGGGGTATGTTGATGCCGGTACATGGTACCATTCCTCTATATCAAATTCTGTTTGACTACTGAAAATGAATTCATATTGTTTCTGACCTTTATAGTCAGCTCCAATTTCATTGATATAGATTAATCTCATATCTACTTAAAGTATTTACTCAAAGTTGCATCAACATGTTTGTTAATTTCACCTTTAAGTTCATCCAAATCAAGTTCAACGTCCTCATCTACATCAGAAACAGTTTCTGCCATTCCAAGATCATTAAATTGACTAATGTCTATGTCACCACCTTCTTCAATCTCATCTTCATCAACAATTGTGTCGGTATCGATAAAACTTTCAAGTTTATCCATAACTTCATCAAGTTCAGTATCTTCATCTGAAGGAATTTCTTCATCTTCAAATTCATCATCTGACTCACCATCAATTGGTTCACCATCTTCGTCAAAATTATCAACAAAGTCTTCATCATCTTTTGATTCAAACTTTTCAGCAATATCTTCTCTATCATCTTCGTCCAATGCTTCTAAATCGACAGCAGAAAGAACCATATTAATAACATACTTGATGTCATCACTTTCCATGTTGTCTTTAACATCTCTTAATGCTTGACCTAATTTCCCTGAGAACTTTTGAACCTCTTCCATGTAATCAGATTTCTTACCATCTTCACCTTCATCTTCTAAATCGTCAGTTGGTAAATCTTCAATTGGTTCGTCACCATCTACAGAATCAATTTCGGGTCCTTCAACAGGTGCATCATCAATTGGTGCATCCATCTCTGGTTCTGCAGCAACTGGTTCAGCGGGAATATCTTCAACAGGTGCTGATGATTCACCACCTTTAGATTTTAATACGTATTTTTTTGCTTCATTAAGTGTTTCTTGACCACTTATAAGTTCTAATCGTTTTAATGCTGTTGAATAAGACGAAAACCTATTTTTATCTTTCATGAACATACCACCGATATAATCAAGGGATGATTCGTTAATACCTTTTTGTACATAGTACGAAGATCCTTCTTTAACAATACCATACATACCGTTGGTAGACTCCATAAGGAATTCCACTTTTTTGTGTGATTTGTTTTCGTTAATTGTGGACTTAGGGGTTCTACCATAGTTGGCAATTTCCATAATCCTTTTTAATTTTTCATCTACAGGTAATTTTTCACTACCCAATGGTCTAAGTTTTGACATATTAGTATATTTGATTTTAACTTATTCTTTTATTATAAATACAACAATAACAGGAAAAATATTTAGTTTTCTATTGTTCTATGGATAATTTCTTATCGGTGAGTTTAGTTTGGATTCCCAACAACTCCCCTATATAACCATTTCTCCTTAAAAGTTTGAAGGCCAAATTCTCATATGAGTATTCACCACCTTTGTCCAAACCACACTGTCTAAATGATTTTAATTTCTTTTTAACCTTAGATATATCTTCAGAAACGTCATCTCCTTTCTCAAAAGATGATTTAATACCATCGATTAAATCCTCAAATACCTCCGACTTTTTAATAATCAATTCTTTATCAATTGATTGGATTGTACGTTCAGGGGTAACCACCCATTCATCATTTAAGACAGAATAGATACCCGACGCTAAATGTTTTTCATTAACATCCTGTACATATATCTCACAGTCGAACCCTTTTATTAATATCTCATGTTGTTTATTCCACAAACTTCTCTTACTATCAAAGAATTTCTTTAATAAGTCGAGGTTGTACTCTGTTTCGTTATAATCAATTAGAATGTGTAAATCAACGTCTGAGAACTTGGACCAATTGTAGTTAGCCAACGAACCAGTTAATATAATGTCATGTACAAAGAAGTCAATGTCAATAAAATTCATGAATTCTTCAGTAACGACCATTAATCTTTTTTTGATTTCATCAAGCATAAAAAATTCACCATCCTTTTCTCCGAATATGTCGGTGGACAGTGCATCTTTTATTTCAAATGATTTAACAATATCTTGATTGTTGCCAATCTCTTCGATTAACTCATCAACTAATTGAATGTTTTTCATTATAATTTCTTAAACTCATAAGTCTTTGCAATACTAAGATTGAAAAACCTACCCTGTGATTCTGCGAGTCTTAATTTGGTAAACGCTTCCCACGGGACTTTATAATACTCATAACTTCCACCACTTTTAAACGTGACGACTAATGTTCCACCTTCCGTATTGTAAGATGCAGACTTTAAATTAGATGAATCGATTTCAATTAAAATCTCTTTACCATTGATTTTTTCTGATAGTATTGCCATAATTTTTGTATTTTAATTTAATATAACAATTTATCACGATTTAATCAAGTCAGTCTGATGTATATTATAAATATCTAAGAAATGATAAACCCCCTTACGGGGGCTATCTTAATTAACTGAAATTGTTCTTTGTGACTTTTTCTTCTTGGTTTTTGGTAGTAACACCCGTAAAACACCATCTTCAACCTTAGCGGTTATCTTCTTATCGTCTACATTTTCGGGTAAATCAAATACCCTACCAAATGAATTAACGTACTTTGAGGTCTCTTCCGTCTTTTCATGTGAAATTTTTAGTTGGTTTTCCTCCACAACTATTGATATGTCTGATTTACTCAAACCAGGTACAATAAATTCAACTAAATGTTGATTGTCATCATAAGTTTGATTCCACATAACCTGACCATGTGTTTCATTTTCTTCAGCAATGTCGAAGAAGTTATCTACCATTTTAAAAAATGGGTCATTTTTAAATACTAACATAATTTTACGTTTTTTTTTATTTATTATCAATTCTCTTATTACAATATGAGTACCATTTCGTGATATATGACTTTTTGTCGGTATATTATAAAAAATCATGACTAAATGTCTTTTTAAAATAGATTTGACTTTTTGTATGATTTTCGTTATGTTTATACAAAACCTTAAAATATATGTCTGTAGAATTTTTTGAAGAGGGAGCACCTCAACAACAACGTAAAGGAAAGAAAGGGAGTTCAACCCCAATTTTAGATAATTTTTCAAGAGATTTAATTAAACTTGCTGAACAAGGTTTAATTGACCCTATAATCGGTCGTGATAAAGAAGTTAAACGTATTGCTCAAATTCTCTCAAGGAAAAAGAAGAATAATACGATTATTGTTGGAGATGCGGGGGTTGGTAAATCCGCGTTAGTTGAAAAACTTGCAATTATGATTAATGATGGTTCGTGTCCAACTAATCTTTTAGATAAACGTATAATGTCCCTCGATTTAACATCATTAGTTGCGGGAACAAAATACCGAGGTCAGTTTGAGGAAAGAATTAAGGCAATATTAAATGAATTACAAGATGCACCAAATGTAATTGTATTCATAGATGAAATTCATACAATGGTCGGTGCGGGAAACGCATCAGGATCAATGGACGCCGCAAATATTCTTAAACCTGCATTAGCGAGGGGAGAAATACAATGTATCGGAGCAACCACATTTGATGAATATAAGAAGAATATTGAAAAAGATAGTGCGTTGGTTAGACGATTCCAAAAGATCATCCTAACAGAACCAACTACAGACGAAACAATAGATATTCTTAAAAACCTAAAAGATTCTTATGAGGATTATCACATGGTCGAGTACCAAGACAATGTCATTGAAACAATCGTTAGTTTATCTAAAAGATATATTACCGATAAACAGTTCCCTGACAAGGCAATAGATATTCTTGATGAATTAGGTTCCGAAAAGAAAATTAATGTGAAAATTCCCGCCATTATTGAAAAACTGAGAAACCAATCAGATCTAATTAAGTTGGATAAACAAGAAATGGTTAGGAATCAAGATTATGAGAAAGCGGCAGAACTAAGAGATAATGAGAAAAAGGTAATTAAGAAATTAGAGTCAGAAAAGAAAAAGTGGAGTGTTGAACAAAAGTTAAATAAGAAACCTGTTATTGTTGATGATGTGTATAACATCATAACCGAGATGACGGGTGTCCCAATCACTAAACTTGACACAAAAGAGACTAAGAACCTTTTATCATTAGAAAAGACCATATCTAAGAATGTCATAGGTCAGGATAATGCGGTTGAGATCATCTCCAAATCAATTAGACGGAACCGAGTTGGTGTTAGAGGTTCTAATAAACCAATTGGGTCATTTATGTTTTTAGGGTCAACAGGTGTTGGTAAAACACACTTAGCAAAAACATTAGCTAAAACCTTATTTGGTGATCCTGATAAAATTGTTAGGGTGGATATGAGTGAGTTTATGGAGAAACACAACGTTTCTAAACTTATTGGGTCTCCTCCTGGTTATGTTGGATTTGATGAAGGTGGACAACTTACTGAGAAAATTAAGAACAACCCATTTTCTGTTGTCTTATTTGATGAGATAGAAAAAGGTCATAAGGATGTCTTTAACCTATTACTACAGATATTGGATGAAGGTCACCTAACAGATTCGTTTGGTAGAAAAATTAATTTCACGAACACATTAATAATCATGACATCTAATATAGGTGCTAAGAAAGTTTCTGAATTTGGTGGTGGAATTGGATTTGGTGATGATAGTAATAACGAAAAGATTAAAGATTCAATTATTAGAAAGTCATTAAAGAATCAATTTACCCCTGAATTCCTAAATAGAATTGATGATGTAATTGTTTTTGACAAATTAGATAATAAATCACTAAAGAAAATTGTTCAGATTGAATTAAATATTTTAAGTGAAAGACTTACGGAAAGTAACTATGAAATTACTTTTCATAAAACAGTCGTTGATGAGATAATAAAACGTAATTCTGAGGAAGAGTATGGTGCAAGACCTATAAAGCGAATTATTCAGAATCTGTGTGAAGATTTCATTAGTGATAATATCTTAACGGGTGATATCACGAAAGAGATGGGTATTATATTAAAAATAAAAGAGGGTAATTTAGAAATTCTAAAAAATACCCCCCTTATTTAGTTAAAAACTTGACTTTTTCGGTTTTTATATATATTTATACATTCAAGGTTATCTTTGCCGATACACCTTTTCGTTTTTCACGTTAATATCGGTGGCGTTGAAACCACTGTAGACCAAAAACCCCAGCAACCTTGTTGGGGTTTTATTTTTTTATATCCCTTTCTCAATGGCCTTTTTAATTGCGGATGAAAATGATGTTTCACTAAAAGGTATGTCATTGTTTTGTAAATCTATAAATGTGGACTTCACCGTTGATTTAGACTTCCCTTCTACTTCAGTTACTTTTCCATCCATATAGATTAATAAAGTAACTATTGTTTTTTTACTCACTTTTGTCCACGGACCAATTTGAATTCCTGTTTGTGGGGACTCTATTGATTGAACAACAACATTAACAGGTTTACCATTCATACATAAATCGTATTTATCTGAGATAATGTCCTCCATCATTTGTTTGATACCAAACGTAATCCTTCTTTTACTTATTTCCTCCATTTCAATTTCGGTGGTTACCGATTTAATTGAATAACAGTCAACCTGCGAAAATAGGAGAGTTGGGAATAATAAAAATATTAATAGATTTTTCATAATTAGAATCTGATTTTACCACCAGTCAGTATTTGGTAGTTTAATGCGTTTCCGCCCGATTGCCAAACACCAGTAAAACTAATGTTGTATTTAAATGTTTTTGTAATTTGAATATCCCAAGAACTAAATGGCACAATCAATAGACCTGGATCCCACCATTGACCTTCATAGTATTGTGTGAATGGAGAGTAGACTCCTAATATTAGTGCAGATGTTGTAATCCTTGGACTTACTCTAAAGTTTCTATGGACACCACTAACCGCAGATAGATTTTGTAGTTCTCGTTTACCTAACTTACCTATTGTAAAGTTAGTACCAATCATTCCTGTAAATTTCTTCTTACCGAACTTAAATGATTCTAAAACAGTGGTTGTGTTTAAATGATTTTGATTAAAATTAGTCATTGTAGTATTTGCACCTACTAAATTAAATGTTCTATTTGGGTTAATCCATGATTTGTAGAAAGTTAAACTAAAATCATTAGTTACAGTTGTATATGTAAATAGTGCTCCTTGAACTCTGCTCTTTTTTGTATTAGCACTTGTAATAGAACCTACCACCTTTACTTGACGACCATTTGAGTTATCTTGATTATCAATAACCACAATATCACCTGATGCAATTAATGAACCTCTGTTTTTATTATCCGATTCTCCACCATCAACCGCATTTGAAATAGAATTAGCTAAAGACATACCCAATCCACCTTCTTTTGATTCATCCTCTGTTTTTGTTGTAGTACCTTCTGTTGATGTACCACTTTCGTTAGTACTACCTTGACTACTGTTTTCCTTAGTACCACTTTGACTACCGTTGGTTTCATTTGAACTCTCCCCGTTGGACTGTTCGGAACTACTATTATCTTCACTCCCATTTTCGTTATCGGAACTATTATTGGGGTTATCGGATTTAGTTTCCTTTTTC